CGAGGTGCAGCGTCAGCCACAGGCTACCAAGGTGCAGCGTCAGCCACAGGCGACCGAGGTGCAGCGTCAGCCACAGGCTACCGAGGTGCAGCGTCAGCCACAGGCTACCAAGGTGCAGCGTCAGCCACAGGCTACCAAGGTGCAGCGTCAGCCACAGGCGATTATAGTGCAGCGTCAGCCACCGGCAAGGATAGCATTGCTTTTGCTGCCGGATACAGGTGTAAGGCTAAGGGAGCTATAGGTTGCTGGATAGTCCTCGCAGAACGTGGAGAATGGAACGGTAATACCTACCCGATTAAGGAGGTCAAGGCGTTTGAAGTTGACGGGGAAAAGGTTAAGGCTGACACATGGTATATGCTAGTCAATGGAGAGCTTAAGGAGGTTTAGCGGAAGTAATTAATTAAAATCGAATTAAATATGAGCAAAATTGAAGAAGCCTTCAGAGGCTTAGGAAGAACAGAGAAAGTGAGATTCATTTCGCAGAACATCGAGTATGCAAATGCGCTTGCAGTAGCCAGTTATGTAAAAGGTTATCTTTTCGATGTCCTTAATGATGTCGGAGATGATGAGTATATAGCAGCGTATCTCAGAGAAAAGGGATATGAAGTAAAAAAAACAAGAATAATCCTCAAATCGAATTAGAAATGAATACACAATTTGAACGGTCAGCATGCGCTACCGATGAATGGTATACACCGAAGGAGATTATAGATGCGTTGGGTGAATTTGATTTAGATCCGTGTGCCCCGGTCAACCCACTATGGCAAACAGGTAAGGTGATGTATGATAAAAACGTCGATGGGTTAAAACAGGAATGGAAAGGCCGTGTATGGCTAAACCCACCTTATTCCCGACCTCTGATTGAAAAATTCATCAGCAGGATGGCAGAGCATGGAAACGGTATCGCTTTACTTTTCAATCGTTGCGACTCAAAAATGTTTCAAGACATAATTTTTGAAAAAGCAACGGCGATGAAGTTTTTGCGCAATAGGATTCGTTTCTTTCGCCCGGACGGGACTCGTGGAGATTCGCCCGGTTGTGGTAGTATCCTTATTGCTTTTGGCGAAAACAACGCGGAAATATTAAGAGACTGTGATATAGCAGGTAAGTATGTTAGAATCAATTAGAATGACAAAAAAACATGAATAAGGAAGAATTTCTGAGCAAAAGAGATGCCATCAATTTAAAGTTAAAAGAATTGAACGGCGAAAAGGAGAAGTTGGAAAAGGAATACATTGAATCCAACCAAGGATTCCCTGTTGGAAGCAAGGTCTGTATAACGGTCCCGACCCATGAAAGGTTTTCTCTTTTGAGCAATGAAAGGATATTGGCCCCCGAAGTGAAGAAGTTAGCCTATATTGCAGATTATGAGATTGATGATGACGGAGAGGTTGTCCCCTATTTAAGACAGTTGGATTACAATGGGGGCATGTCAGAAATGCCTTTATATGTTAATTTAAAAAAGGTTATAATTGAATTAGTATAAATCAGATAAGAAATGAAGATAATAGCAAAACAAGGTTCAGAGCTTGAAAAGCTACTGAAACAAATGAATGAACAGCTTATGCGCGAACAAAACGAAGCTAAAGATATGATTCAAGAATATTGTGGTTCAAGACCGGATAGCCTCGGATATGGATGGGCATTTGGAATAACCGCTGAGTGGCTTTATATTCTTATTGGATTTGATGATAAGGAGTTTGTTCCTGAGAAACTGATTCCGAATAATGATGATAAGAAGCATCCGTGTTGGAAAATCAATAAACGAAAGAAAGAAGGTCGTGAATTCATTGATAGATGGCGTAGAAAGTTTCGAGGTATAGATGGTAGCCCGCTTAGTAAATTTGGGATTCCGGTAATGCATGAAGAAACAGGACGCTACTTCCATTGGCTCCCGCTTGAAAAAGATGGTATCTATTATGTCTCAGTAGGTTCTTCTCTTCTTGATTGTATGCCATCGGCAAAAAGTGAGCAGTTTGAGATAGAGGTTTAACGTATAACCAAGATAGATATGAAACAGAAGTTAGAAGAAGCAGCAGAAGAATATTACGAAAGACACAAAATTCATTTGGCAAAAGATATATTCAGACCAAGAGTAGTAGATATTTTCAAATCCGGTGCAGAATGGCAGTTGAAGCAATCGCCTTGGATAAGCGTTAAGGAACGACTGCCAAAACATAATATTGAAGTTATTATATGCCATGAACGCGAATTTTATATAGGTAAAATGTATTATTCTATGCAATCAAATTGGTGGAGGGTAAGCGATGATGAAAGAACCGATATGATAGTTAATGAAGATGATTCTTGGATGCCGATCCCCTCTTTCGATGAGATACTCGAAGCCAACAAGGATGTATTGGAGCGGATTAAAGAGAAAGGAGATTGATTATGGAAGAACTTATTGACTATTTGAATCAATCCGGATTGACGGGATTAGTACGTACATATATAATTGTCGGAGGTATTTCATCTGTCATTGTATTTATTTTGACAATATGGACTTTTATTAAAATGTCACGTGCTCTTAATGTTAGGAAAAAATCTATGTTGGATTTTCAACGTAGATGCAAAAAGGGAAAACATTTTACTTGTAACAAGATAGATATGAAAAAAGTAACGATAATATGTGATGCATGCGGAAGAGAGATACAGCCATCGTATTTCCGCAGCGCAAGATTGGATTTCAAGGTGGATAAATGGGATGGTGGTTCTGTTGGTGGAAGGGAAGATATATTCATCCAAGAAGCCGACTTATGCTCGGAATGCGCCCATAAGTTACAGAAATTTATAGAGAACGAATTGAACATTCAACCACATCACCCCTAATTGATTAAATTATGAAACAGACAGTAGAAGAAGCGGCAAGGGAAAATATCTTGTTTAATCACAGGACAGTTGACAGGACTTTGTTTGGTAAAGATTTGGCAAGGTTTGGAGAGATAAATTTCATCCAAGGTGCTGAGTGGCAGTCCAAGCAATCCCCGTGGATAAGCGTTAAGGAACGGTTGCCGGAAGATACAAACGAAAAATTAGTGGCGCTTGAAGATGGAACAATAAGAATAGCGCATTATGATGAAGATTACAACGAAGATATGGAATATCACTTTTGGTATGACTGCGCTGCAAGTGAGAGTTATCATAGAGATGATGTAATCTATTGGATGCCAATACCGTCTTTCGATGAGATACTAGAATCCAACAGGGATGTACTGGAACGAATTAAAGAGAAAGGAGATTGATAGAAAAAGGAGGTACCCGTGAATACCTCCCCGAAAATCAATCACGATTGATTATTCACGCCTTTACAAGGAACGAAAAGCATTTACCGTTTTTAGGGTAAATTGTCTTACCTTTCCGTTTTATGTATCGACAGAATATTCGAATCATTCCGTTTTCTATTTGAGTTTTATTCATGGAGCAGCACCCCCTTTCCCGACAATTGCAACCAAAGCATAATCGCCTTGGAAGTCGTTGTGCGATGCCGATACACAACGAAAAAGCCCCCCAGCACGGGACTGAGGGACTAATTCTTCTATGTCATAGAAGAGGGGAACCACGGCTCATTCAGCCGGGAAGGAGTGCTACTCCGAATAAAACTCACTACAAAAGTAAATATTTGCCTTATTGTAGAATAATAAATTAACGATTTTAATAATGATATTAACATGAGAAAGGAGATTGAGATATGGAAATAAAGAACGTAGGACAACTTAGAAAAATAATTGAGAATCTTTCCGATGATTACGAAATAGAGATGCGTGTCAGACGCAAATTGACGGATGAAGAATTGAAAAATTGTAGATACCCTTATCCTTACGATACAGAGTATTTAATTCTTGAATTTGATGATATAGGTGTGTCTGACAAAGTATTGTGCTTGGGTGTAACTTCTAATGAATGAACGGTATGGAAATAAAGAACGGAATAATAATAAATGGAGTGTTGCATGAGATGACGAGTGAAAATGTCCCATGCAACCAATGCTCACTGTTGCGCATTTGCAGTAAGTCAGAAAAGGAAGAATATGCCATCTGTCTTTGTACCTTGATGAACTGTGATGGCTTTGTTAACCGCGGAAAAGTAAAAATAGAGAAGGAGGAATAACTATGGGATTTACAACACCGTGTTTTATTCGCAAGAGTACCTATAAACTTAAAAAGAAATTAGATGAGTTGGGATATAGATTGTTTGGAGCGGAACTTAACGAAGATTTATGTATTTTCACTGAACCCGAATACGGTCTATATAGTATTGAGTTTTTCAGTAATATTCCACATCCTGACGAAACCGATAGTGTTGATTGTGGAACGAATGAGGAACTTTTTCTGGCTATAGCTGCATTAAGGGATGATAGTAACTATATGCAGTGGTTTATAGCAGAATCTTCACTTAGCGTTTCTTTTGGAGATGCTATTGGTAATGACCATTATTTCATAGAGCCTAAAGGTAGCTTCTTCTTTTGGGGTATAGAATATCAAAATGCAACAATTATTTCAGGAAATTTCCGTAAGGCTACCGTAAATGAACTGATTGAACACTTTAAAACAAAGAAGGAATTATGAAAGCAAGAATAAAAAGAAAAATACAAAAACGACCATTTTTATATAATGTAGGACAAGTGTTTAAGGCTTGTGATTGGCTTACTAGTATTCAGCGTGGAAATATAGTTTGGCGTAGGTATCGTTCATTTGGTACTATTATTAAATCAGAATATTAAATATGAAAGCAAGAGTAAAATCAACAGGGGTTTTGGTAGATGTAACTCCCCAATTAAACATCAACTCTCAACATAGCAGAGATTATTTATATGTATGTGATAACATGGTTTTCAAGGAATGCGAACTTGATTTTTCAGCTATCGACTGGGAACAAAGACGTTATGAACTGGCTAAATCCGCAATGCAAGGGATTTTAAGTGATAATACAATAGTTGGTTACGCTAGTTCGGAAGCAGATTACAAGAAAGGAGAGGAACATACAATACCTATAAGCATTGCTCGGTTTGCAATTGCTTGTGCTGATGCTTTAATTAATGAATTAAAATGATAAAAGTATTAAGAAATAAAACTACTATCGCTCGCAAAGAGCATAGATGTGAATTTTGCGGTGAAGTAATACACGTTGGAGAAAAATACAACAGACAGACCAATGTTTATGACGGTCATGTTTATGACTGGGTATCCCACTGTGAATGTTCCAAGTTAGCCTATGAACTTGATATGTTTGATGATTGCGATGAAGGGCTTGACGGTGATGGGTTTGTTGATAACTTAAATCAGTATGTTTACGACAATCATTATGATGATAAAATAGATGATATTGCGAAGGATTGGCAATTACCACGCTATGAATTAGTAAAGAAAGTGTTGGATGAGTTAAACAAGAAATAGTTATGACCGAAGAACTTGTAACATTAGAGACCGCGAAGCTGCTGAAAGAGAAAGGATTTAATGAGTTTTGCGAATTTGCTTATGCAGACGAAGATTTACATATAATGGGATTGCATTCTACAAATTCTTTCTTTAACGAAATAGGTTGTGGATATACTGCACCCACTAAATCTATCGCCCAAAAGTGGCTGCGTGAAACCAAGAACCTGCATATTGAAATATCCTATATGTATGGAAATTATTGGATATATGATATACTAACAATTCCGAATCACGACTTAGTAGGATTGTCTGACAGACCTATTGTCCATTATAAAAGCTACGAAGAAGCACTTGAGGCAGGATTACAGGAAGCATTAAAACTTATATGATTATGAGAAAATTCACATATGTATTGGCATCTGCCATCATATCATATCTAATTTGTGTATATGAGTATAATATGTGGGACTTTATTACAGGATTAGAACCTTCGCAAACTTGCGAAAGATTACTCGGATATGTGTTATATTGCGTGATATTCTATTGGGCTGCAAAGCTATTGATTATGATTAAATAAGTATGGAAACAGCAGAATTAATATTTAAATCCGTACTTGCCCCATTAAATTTTTGTACTTTGGCATTTTTACCTTAATTTTGGTAAGCAAGTGTCACAGACGCATGGAGAATAGGTTTGATGAGATAGAAAAATGCGTCCGTCATGTGTCATATCGTAACGACATTGTTTACATCACCCAGCTCTTGGAACTGCAAAGATGTGAATAAATAAGGAACGGTATGAGGAAGCCGATAAGATTGGAGAATAATCAAGGACGAAGAAATCAAATTAGGAATAAGGAAATGAACAATATTAATTTAAACGAATTGCGCGATCGCGCTTATAAAACCGCTTGTAAACACGGTTTTCACGATGAGGAATTGAGTAATAAACACCACCTTTGTTTAGTTACATCCGAGCTTATGGAAGCTGTAGAAGCAGATAGAAAGGGAAGATTAGGAAAGAAATGTAAATCACGTTTTGAAATGGACTATAATTGCTATCCTGCATTAGTGGAAGAAGAAAAGCGATTTAAGTGTTCCTTTGAAAAGAATGTAAAAGATACACTTCCCGATGAACTTGCCGATGCAGCTATACGCCTGCTTGATTTGTGCGGATTGCGTAAGATAGACATCGAGGATTTTACGGAAGAAATGTTATACGAGGCGGAGGAAAGTTGTGAGGATGAGACCTTTGTAGAAAGTATATATGCTATATCCACAATTCCCATCAGATATGCGTATGAATATGACTATCCATTAGAAAAGCAATTAAATGGCATGCTATTGGCTATTTTCGGGCTTGCCAACCATTTGGACATAGACCTCACATGGCACATCAATCAGAAGATGAGATACAATGAATTGAGAGAAAACAAAAATGGGAAAAGTATTGAGCAACAATTTAAAAACAATAAGACGATGAAGCTCACCATTGAAAATTTACGCCAATCGGTTATGATGCCGACTAAAGAAGACATGGCAGACTGGACCAACGGCTTGTATCTAATCTACGAAGACGGACATGCAGAACCGTTTACCGGCGATAACTTCAAAGATTGTGTACGATACATCGGATTAAAGCACAAAGACGTATCGTTTGCCATCTCGTTGACGGAGCATAAGGATGTTCAGCTGCTTGACAATGACAGCCGAGAGGAATTTGGAAATCAAATCTATTATGGGCGTGAATGTGATGCATTATTTGATATGAATGGACAGCGTAACACTGCTCAGCTGATTGAGCGAAATCCTAAACTGTCTAATCTGCTGAAAGATGACGAATATATCCCATCATTAGGACAGCTTAATTTAATGGCTCATTATCAAGATAATATAAACGATGTGTTGAGGTATATAGGCAAAGAACCGTTATCCTCCACATGGTATTGGTCCAGTACAGAATACAGTCTCAGCCTCAGTTGGTACGTACACTTCTTCAGTGGGCAGACGAGCAACGGCGACAAGTGCTACAGTTACAGGGTGCGGGCAGTAGCAGCATTCACTTTGTGAACTACCGCTAAACTGAAGATTTAGGGGTTTTCAAATGCGAGTCCTTATAAAGTAACCATTTTTTTGGGGGGGGATCATTCTTAATCGGGTAGTCCCCTTTTCTTCACACTAACAAGCTATGGACAATCAAATGATAGGTAGTTCATCCCAAATATCCCATAAACTTCAATTAGCCGCACAACAAAGCCACCTTCATCAAAACGACAAAGGGAATCATTTTACAAATCCACCTCTCTAAACGTTCCATTGTATCATGGCTAGCAGTTGGCAGAATACCCAATGAGGAATATCATCCGATTGCTCAAGCAATATGTTCAACTTATCTTCTTTCATATTATGTTAGCATAAAAAAAAGCGGTAAAACCGTTGGGAATTACCGCTCTGATTTATTTTGAATCAACAAGACTTTATTGATATTTGCCTTTTAAGTTCTCGGTGAATATTTTTCAATAGATATGCCTAGAAATACATTCTTATCAAATTGTAGCCAGAAAAGATGTCAAACTTTCCATATCATCAAATTCTTTTATTTTAGTATCATCAGTCTTTCTAACTCTTTTTTTCTTCCTACTTTCAGAAACATATGACAATACCAAAGATGGCTATTAACACTTTAAATTTAGCGGTAATTTCAACAAGTCAAAGAACGCTTCTGTTCGATTATTATTTTTCCATTCCCTTTCTGCAATGTTCACACAAGAATTTCTTGGCAACAGGAAACATCTTCTGACCGACATATCCGCTGAGATATTGTGCTTCCTCTCCATAAGGGTCAATTCCGAAAGCCTTGGAGATATGCCGGCATAAATGACCTTTTTCGTGGTCCCACGAATTTTGAAACTGTTCGGGGGTAGAAGTCAAAGAGAGCACCATTACCGTCTCTCTTCTCCTGTAGTCCGAATAGGTAAGTCCGGTATTCATCCTGCCTTCCGTCAGGTTGCGATACGCACGTTTGAGGGAATCCCCCCTGCATCCTATACGGTACAGGTCGGTAATGATTTCCTTAGCCCAATAAGTGTGTACCGCATAATACACCTTGACGTGCCAATCCCCATATTTCGGTATGTAGAACTCCTGAACAATCATATAACATCAGACCAAATTACAGGAACTCCTTTACCGATGCAGGTGGCAAAGAATTCATCAAACGCCCTGCAAGGGTCCCCATCAATATCATCAAGGTAGCACTTTATGTGTTTGCACAAATGTGCTTCGTCAACCAATGATTTTTTGAAAAAATCCGCTTTCAACATATTTGCAACATAGGCAACGTCATATCCTTTGTCGTGTTCGATGGTAATTCCGTTTGCTTTGAGCATATCGTCCACCTCATCTTTACTCCAAGGGTCAAGTTTCTTTTCCTTGCCTGTTGCCTCGTCTTTCACTTTCATTTTTGAAACAGCCCATTCGTAAAGTTTTTTACTGAAATGGAATCCGTATGATTCCAGGTATTCTTGCATCCCTGATGGGAATTTGCTATATGTATCTAATCTTTGTTCCATAGCCTTAATTTAAAAAGAGGGGCGTTTTACCCCTCCTGTTATTAATAGAATTCACCGTTAGAGCGTCTGCGTCTGCGTTCGCCCATTTCATCCATACGCGGATATTCAGGAAAGTATCCGGGGTATCTGCGTTCATCCATGCCGGATGAGTTTCCACCACCTGAATAACTTCTTCCACCATCACGGAAACCCATCTCTCCGCGCATCTCTCTCATGGCTTTTTCGTAACCTTTGCGGCAGCCTTCCTTGTAGGCTTCCTCCACTTCGTCACCTCTCATACCGAAGCCGCGTCCGTAATCGTCACGCCCTTCTTCTAATATTTCCCACATTCCCATAATCATTTCTTGTTTTTAGATGCTTCAACCACTCCGAGCTGTTCCATTAACTTCTGATTCTGTGCAATGAGGTCAGCCATATTTTTGCTCATTTCCTGCATGTTCTTATCCATATTGGACATTTGCCCTTTCAATGCGGATATTTCCTGCTCCTGCTGTTGCTTGGCTGCAAATTCAGGGTTCAGCATGGCAAGCATTTGGTCACATACCCTAAGAAAGTTCTGATGATATTCCACACTTTTTAGGACATCCTCACTTTTCTGCTTCATGGTAAGGACCTCAGTATTCATTTCGTCTCTTGACCCTGTAATCAGCATCCCTGTCTTAATATCATCGGCAATATTGGCATTAGCCGGTATCTCTTGCAAATTGACATTCTGTCCGTTTATATTCACGACAAAATCAATAACCTGTACCGGCTGTGGATAAGGCATGTTGGGAACAGTCTTATATATGGTTTTTATGGGGCTTACATTAACGACCTGCCCACACTCCAAACTTGGATTTGCACCTCTATGAAGAAGATATAATGTACTGTTTACTCGTAAGTTCTGAAACATGATTGTTTGATTTTAAAGGAGTGTGGCTATTTCCATTTTGGAAATCACCACAAAACTCCATGTTAATTATTACTTGCTCCTTAAAGAAGCTGTTTCTGCTGTAGGAGCCGGAACCGTTGTCGGTCTGTATCCACCATTAACAAGATACAATTCGTTGGTGTACTTGTTATAGTGAATTTCATAGATGCCTGTTCCGGCTAAGTTTTCAACAGTTACAGGCTCATTGTTATAAGCCATCAACGGTCTTGTGTCCCCATTAGTCCCTATCAGTATCGGAAGAGTTGCAGTCGTGCCGGCAGGTATAGCCTGACGGAGGCTGATATAGAACCCTCCAACATAATCCCTGTTACGGAATGCGTGGTTAGGAAGTTCCAAAGTAACATTCTCCGTGCCGACGGTCACAGCCACCGTAGGAAGAGTGTTGAAATTTGTTCTTCCGATTGATGGGAATAGGGATGGGAATCCTGTAAAAAAGTTAGGCCACATATCTACCTCCTTTCTTACCGGATTAACCCCAGTAGTTGTTGCAACCACATCCACTACGTCCGTATACAGCGTCACCCATATATGCACCGTAGGCGGCTGCACGGAAACAATCTGTATTAATAGCGGTTAAATTGGGGTATTGAACACTCACAGTATTGGGGAGCTTGCATTTGATTCCATCAACATCGCTTTGTAATGCCTGCAATCCGGCTGCCAAAGGAGCAATCTGTTGTCCTACTGCACTCAGGATAGTGGCGTTCTGATTACGCTGGGATATTTCGGCTGTTAAAGTAGCCTTTTCCGCAGTAAGAGATGCAATCTTGTCCTGCAATGCCTGATTTTGAATTGCATCAAGTTTGGCAAGGATAGCATTCGTATTTGCAGTAGCCCCGTCACGCAATGACAATGCATTGTTGTTCATTGTATTGGTAAGGGCATTCATTGATTCGCAATTCTGCAAACGTCCTTCATAACCTTGTCTTTCAATAGCTGTTTGCGTTTTGCAGCAACAATCGGCAAGTTGAGTAAGGATAGACTGGTTGCCTGACTGCATAGCATTAATAATCTGGTTGGTTGACAATCCCACCTGATTACCTACTTGTGTAATGCTATTCTGAACATTGCACAATGCTGTCTGAACCTGTTGGGTAGAGCAGTTGAATGAAGAAGCCAATTGAGAGATAGCATTACCGTTACCCTGAATAGCTTGCATCAACAATTCGCGTCCTGCGTTTCCTGCCAATTCTGCCGGAAGTCCGTTAGCTCCGTTTCCTCCACGTCCACCGAACAAACCGCCACCGTTGCCGTTCCATCCAAAGATACTTGCTATCACAACAAGCCAGATAATGCTCCACCATCCGTCCTGTCCTCCAAAGCCGTTGCCGTTATTCATCAAGGCAAGCAGGTTAGGGTCTATCCCCTTGTTCCCAAACATTCCGGGAAGCATAGCGGTAATGTCAAGCTTGCTACCGCCTGAACCTCCATTGCCTCCGTCTGAATTAAAAACATAAGTTCTTTCCATAAGTATTTGTATTTTGTATCCCGGTCAAAATTGACCGTATGCAAAAGTACATATGTTGTAACTTATGTAAAATCAGTTGTTTCCCAATGATTTCTTTATATTATCCCAATATATTCTCAACATTTTCCCACTTTCCATCCTCTCATAGAAATTTGATATCATGTAGTTAACAGCACGTTTGGTTTTGTGGATATGAACGGCTATTTGTGAAGGGTACATGCCGCTTTCAGACAGGAGAGACACAAGAAGATACCGGGCATCCACTGTTTCCATGTTTTTATCAGAGGATAATATTTGGTCTACAGGCACTTCGGTTTCTTTTGAAACAATATTAATTATCTTGGCAAAGATTTCTGATTTGCACATAGTTTTTTCTAATTTTTATGCTTATCTTTGCCTCGCCACATAAAACATGAGATTTTGATGAACAAAGCATAAGATATTTATGTTGAAGATATTAGCCCCCAACATCAGGTATCTTATGCTTTATCATGTTTTTATGTGGCAATATTAATATGATGTATGTTGGGGGCTTTTTTTTTAATTCTTAGCCCCCGAAAGAACTGCTTTTGTTATTTTTGAGTAATCGCTACGCTTCTACTCGTAGCGTTGTGAGGATAATCCTCGGTATAGTTTCTATTTCATTTTGAACCTCCTTTCTTCTTTATCATCCCAATAATAATAAATAGCAATACAAAGATAATACCTAAAGAAAAATCACCAAAATTAATCTTGACTTCCTGCCACCATGTTAGCTCTTTTTCTACCGGGTAAGGAACTTGAACTTCACGCACACGGTCAACATATAAGGTATCTGTTCTTCCTCTATCCCTGTACTGCGTGCGCCATCGCTCAACGAATACCGTGTCACCCTTCTCACGAATGTAGATAGAATCCTTAATGTGGATTGAATCTCTCTCGTGGATGGTGAGATACAAACTGTCTACACGTACAGTTTCAACAGGCACATACTTTACACTCCGGCATGATGAACATATTGCCAGCGTCAGCAATATGACACAATAAATTATGGTTCTCATAAGCTTGCAACATTAACATACAACCCTACCAAGCTGCTTAAGTCATGGGTCAATGCCTGACCACTGTCCCTTGTGCAGATATACAATACGTCATTCTGAGTATAGTACTTGTCCTTGAATATCTCCATAGGAGGTGTATAGGGTATAGGGTCATCCTTGGTGCCTGATGCGGTCTCTACAACCACTTCGTAGAGTGCTGCCGTAGCCATGCCGGGATATTGGCTTTCCAAAACCATAGGGATATCTTGCCGGACCTTATACAGGTGTTCCTTGTAATTAACCTTCATTCCCTTGGATAAGGATTCGTCTATGAATTCCGCCCAATCGGGATACAGCGATTTAACTTTCAAATATTCGCTGTCTGTCAGGCTCAATGTCTGTATCTGTTTTTTGGCGGATTCCACCATGTTTTGCGCGGATGCAGCCAATATGTAATCAGCACTATAAGGTTGCGGTTCGTGATTCCATTCTTCCGATTCCATGATTTGTACAAATTTGGGGTCATCCATTCTGTAGGTGGGGAATGAGTCTCTTGGGAAGAGGTTAACGAATTCTTCATGCAGCACTACTTTCGTACCATCTGCGTTGCTTCGCATTGTCGGCATAGCCAACAATCCATGTTGGGTCAGCCATTCCACTGTAACGATTGTATATCTCATTGTCCAATTATATTAGTTAATACGTAATCAATTAATTCTTGCTCTGTGAATCCGTCTGCCTCTGTTGGTATGGAGTCAAAGGCTATGGAGTTGTAGAAGGCGATTTTGGAATAATAGCCCTTTCGCCACTCTTCTCTAGAGAAAAAAGCAGGCTGTCCGCTATTGGTAGGATTAACTGTGTCATTCACAATTGTAATAGTATGTTTTAAACCCCAAAGCTTAGTACAACCAATAGATTCGTTTAATACACCGTCTATATAAGTTATACCATTTGGATTAGAGTAATTATACGCAATGCCGGCAGAAGTAGAATATACACAAAAAGGCTGATTTGCAGCATTACGCATCTGAGAGTAGTAATTCTTAAATGTGTTGAAGTCCCCTATCGGATTAACCGTCATAAACAGCATCTTCACTCCACTACTCAGATTCTCTACCAATCCGTAGTCATCTACACCATCTGTCACTAATGCACCGGGATATTCGGGTATCTGAGTAATGGTGATGTCTGTGGAGTAGGGTTGGTCGGAGATAATGGTTACAGAACCATATCCCGGGTTATCGCTATTAGTCGTATCAAAGGCTATGTCGTTAACACCATTGGTTAACTCAATTCTTGTGCTTTCATTATTATATTGAGCCAAATAAACCTTATTTCCTTCTTGTATCCCTTCTATGTTCCATTTTAAATATAGAACTTTATTGACATTGTTTTTAACCCTGTAAAGTCCAAAGTCTGTAGATTTTTGAGTAGGTTTACCTTCTATTGAGTAATAAGATAGGTGACTCCATTTTATATTAGTATTGTTAGGAACAGTCTCAAACGTTTCATTCTTATACCCATCTACACCGCTCATCATGTCGAAGAGAAAGTTATTTAATTTCATCCTTCTTCCTTTACCCGACAAGTCCTGCAAGTAAGCAGACTCCTTCAATGTTTCGTTGGTCGCACCTTGCTTCTTTACGTCATAGTAGAAAACGATATGCTCCCTTATCCATTGAGGGATAGGGGAAGGCTTGGAACCACCGCCACCCGAACGGATTTCGCCAATGTGATTCAGTGCGATTGTATTCAACCGCACCGAATTTAAAGATATTGTGTTAACCTTCATAATCACTCCAAAATTAATGCCTTGACAGGCTTAACATTGCACTGAATCTTGATATGCTGCTCACCAATAACACCTTCGATGTTCTTCTGCCAAACCGACCCGACACCGTAATCGACTACAAATGCCACCCAACTCTCACCGTCCAAACTCTGATACAATACCACCTTGGACGGATGTGTATCGAATACCAATTGCAAACCAAATGTAGACGCAGCAGGCTGAAACTTATACTCCTGATTGGAGCCGGATGCTGCAAAATTGCCGGTTATATCCTTTAATGCCATAATTGTAGATTTAATTGTTAAACGATTTCAATTGTAATACTTTCGCCTCTTCTCTGCGCATCCTCTATCAGCACATTGAGCTTATCGGAGGTATATCGGGATTCGGTCAATCGCCCGACTTCCGTATTCCTTCCGACAAGTATGCAGCCGGCAGAGTCATCGGCAGTATTCCCCGGATGTATCAAGATTCCTTCAAAGGCAGGGACGTTTAGCAATCGTGGCAGGTTTCTGCCAAACTTGGGAGACCAGTTATATACCACTTTATATTCTCCGTAAGGGATGGCGGTTTTGCCATACACCTTCTTTTCATTGCTCAAATCGCGGACGGTGTCTTCCAGTGTGTTGCAAAAAAACTTCCCGTCTACGAACAGTCTGCCCACCGTATAAGCGGGTTTCTTCCATAATCTTTCTACTCTTAATTTCATATTATATATTTTTTATATTTAAATAATTTATGTATGTTTGCGACAGTATTTAATTATACTGCTTTTCATAAAAGATATGACGATAACTATGCCGGTATAGCGATACCGGCTTTTTTATTCCTTCTTTTCCTCTTTCTTTGACTCAAACAATATCTGTGCAGCCAATTTTGCGATATCTTCCTTGTTTTCAATTATCACACTCATTGTTTTTTCTGCTTTGCGCAATTCCGCCTTTTCCCACGATTTTTCCCTTACCGATATAAATTCGCAGAATATACAATATACTGTCCAAATCATAGAGAAGACAGGGAAAGGGATAACGACACAGCATAGTAAGTCGATGAAACACAATTCCAAGAACGGTGTGAAGTACTTCTTTGCCTTGACAGCCGTTTTCTTGTAACCTGTCGATGTCCTTGCCTCACCGCGCTGTTTGGCTTTCATAACTCCGGTCAACAGGTCTATAAACATAGCCCCAATAGTGACAGCGATACATAAGGCAATCAGCACGATGTGTGTCATCATGTGTTGTTGGATAAAATTGTAAATTACATCTTTCATTTTGTCTGTTTTTAAGATTAATACTATATTTGCATGTGTTTTTCATAACCCAACAGACCTGGCGAGGTCGTTGCATAAGTTTTATTCCCTGCTGCCTTCGCAGGCAGCAGGGAGTTTTTTATGATATTAAAAGAAGTTCATTGGTAAACATATCTCCCAATCTTTCTTGGCCAAATGTGCTTGGATGGTTATCTGTCCCATTCTTACTTTTTATAACTTGCAATGACTTAGGACTTGTATTAATTTTTCCCCAAAGGTCAATTATCGGGATATTCCAAAGTTCGGATATTTTTTGAAAGTCTGCTTTACCATTTGCATATTCAAAAGCACTATCTAACACAAGAACCATTCTTGCATTAGGGTTGAGTGTATACATCTTGTCCATTAAGAATAACAGCGCACCTAAAAAAGTCGTTCTATGTTCAGCGAATCCTCTGCCATCGTTATAACTCCAAGTGTCTTTATTAAAGTTTTCCCAATCAGCATTTTCAAAATTTGTATTGTTGGATACAACTGAATAAACCCATAGATCAACATCCGCATTTTTAACAGAAAAAACATTTTCCCATGTTCTGTAATAGGAATTGTAATTACTATCATCTCCAGGTTTCCAACTGTTTCCGTCAGTTGGCTTAGGAGTTTCGGGAACGGTAATTGTTGTAGCACCTGCTTGTTTTGCAGCTTCATATTCAGCCTTACTTAGACAAGTAGAGCCGTATGTTAATGGTGCAATTATACTTCCATGGTCATTATCTATTTTTGCGTGAATAGCTAATCCTGGGACACCTGCTGGTACAATTTCAAATCCTAATCTTTCAGATGCTATTTTTGCATAAGCTTTCTCCGCGTTACTCCCATACGCAACTGATGTCCCTATTATACATATTTTTTTTCCGAACCATTGATTGCCGTTATAAGTAACTTCCCCCGATTGCCCTTTTTGCAAAACCAAATCAGGTATTGAAAACTTTGTAGATAATACCTTATACTTTCCAATGACGTAATTTCCATAGGGGTAATTTTTATTTATTGTCATCGCTAATTTATAAGCATTTACCGGTACTTGGAAATCGGAATCTCCACCATTTGCCGTAGAGAACTCTTCTACAACATTCCCATTTTTGTCCAATATAGCTCCACCTGTAACACCTATAACATAATTGGACAAATCTAAACTATCATACTTATTTATGACCTGTTTGAAAACGATAGTCCAAAAATTACCTTCCGGTTCTTCATGGAATTGTCCGCCATAATATAAGCCTTCCTTTAATTCGGTAGTTTCTTCGCTAGCTGTTATTTTTTCTGTTTTATTCTCCTCTTCAAAAACAACTTCTTTCATTTTTGAAAATGAGATACTTTTATCTAAAATTTTTTCATTTGTTACAGATTTATCCGCTAGTTTTTCAGTGGTTACGATGTTATCGGGTAATTCTCTTTTTTTAGTAGATACGCCCAATATAATATTAGACTTTCTGCCCGTATTGGTTACAAGCCTGACTGCGTAATTAGGTGGTATTAATATTGTTGTTTTTCCTGCGCCAAAAACGGGGAATGATACTTTGAAATTATGATTATCCTTATCATAATATGCAACAGTCCCATAACTAATAGCATCTATACAAGGAAAGAACATTAAGGCTTGATACTGTCCGTAATTTCCTGAATAATCAATAAAATCACTGACAGAATAGCCCTTTGATTCAACTATTTGTCCATTTGCCGATAATATATAATTATCAGTCCAATTAATGGCAATTTCATTGCCAACAACATTTTCATTAGATATAATTCCGACCGAATATTGAAGTTTTGAAAACAATCCTTCATCTATTTTTCCAGTACTAATCGTTTTATTCTTAATTTTCGAATTATCAATAGACTCATCAGGAATTTCATTCACAGAAAATGGAGCCGTTTCCAATTCTGCGCTGGCTTTAAAAATTAAAGTTTTTTTTAAATTAGTTTTAGTCGAGACTCTAACACAATATCCGGGTGGTATCAATATTGTTCTTTGCCCTCCTACTAGATAGAAAGATTTGATATGCTTCTTTGATGCTAAATCGTAATATGCTAATAGAGGATAAGAAACCCCAATGCTTGCCGCTTCATACATTAGAGCTGAGTAAGCTCCATATTGTCCTTCATATTCAATGAAATCTGTTGTGGAATATCCATTACTTTTTACAATATCACCATCATTGTTTAAAATCTTATCGTCTTCCCAATTGTTTAAATTATCCCCATCCTTAATTATAAGATTAGAGGACGAAGTAACACATGATAACAATAAGTTTTTATTGTCCAATAAAGAGAGACTTTCCGTAAGGTTTTTACGCGTAGTCGGATGTACCACCGCATCAGTGGTTGTAGCAGGGTAAATAGTCTGCCCGCCTTTGGTCAGTTTATGAATTTTAGCCATATAATTCTTATTTTAATTTCGTAAATTTATTCTTTATCGGTTTCCGATTAAAGGAAACCACTCAATACATCTTCGTATTCCTTGTCGGAAATTGGAGAGGAAGAAAGCATCTCATTCTGCACATCCTTTACCACAGAGTCCTTTAATTCGGTACGCTGCTCCTCTGTCATGGATTCCCATGTCATTGGGTCTCCCTTATCGCCCTTCTGATAGTTAGGATAAACGTCAATTGTACCTGTACTGTCATCAGACTTGCCATTGACAAGAACGATGCCTGTAAACTCCATGGATACAAGGTTACAGATACCATCAGCAAAATCAGCATCAGTAAGGTAATACTCGCGTCTGACCGTCAGGTTGCCCGGACGCATGCCATGATTATCAAACACAACCAGCAGGCTGCCATCATCCAGCCTGCGACAGTTCTTGTAGTCGTGTCCGTCGAAAGAGGCTACAACGGGTTTTGACAATGCTGTCTGATAAGTAAACCGGAAAGGAGTTTTCAGGTCTCCATTCAGGTTTTTCTCTATGATTTTAAAATCGGACTGATAATTTATTCTCATAACTATAATATTGATGTCACATCGTCAATTTCCACGGCAGACAGATACTTCTTATCAGCGTCTACGGTTTTCTGATAAGGTGTTAAATCAGGTGTCACGTATCTTTTCAATGCATCGGTAGATAATCTTCCGTTTGTATTCCCTTCCTGGAAGGGTATGTTTTCCTTACCGTTCGGCATTGTCCGTGCGTCAAGCTCGTTAATCGTTTTTCCTGCCATAATTATTTGTTTTACATTATAAACATTCTGCCAATCTCCGCCAATACGGTGATGCCATTAACCTTGATTTCCCCATCTTCATTCCTGCCGATTGCAAACTCCTTATCCGTAGGGATAACTTCCGCAATGGAAACCAAATCATCGTCTGTGAGTGCCCTTTCGCTGACTGTATAGTCATTGTCTGCCGAAGCGCATTCTCTTGCTTCTTCAAACTCGCGCATCAATGTTTTTTTCATATCAACATAAGAGAGGTATTCCTCACTCTGCTTAATCGACTCAAGTTCCTGTTTTTCTTCGTTGCTTATGTTTCCTTTCTTCTCCAATTCATTCACTCGTGGGAAGGCTTGGGCGTCATAACCTTCGGGCTTCAGCTTGGCATAGATACCGCGCATATCCTCGTTAAAGCTCTCCATTGCCTTTTCGTAGGCTACCAAATTCAAGATAATCTTCACCTTCGTTTTATTGGCAAGCGGCGCACCCTCATCCGATTTCAGAGGCACGAGTTGCAAAAAACTCATTTTTCTGATGATTTCGTTGATTTTCATTTTGCACCTCCTTCCTTGGGGATGGAAGACAATATGCTTCTAAGTATACTCTCTATATCTTCGATGGGAGCTTTCATGCCTACTGTCATGGTAAACCCTGTGGGCATGATAGAGGCTGTGCCAACATAAGCATCTCCATCCAATACGATATATTGGATATCATTTGTTGTGTTGTTTGAGACCTCGCCATTTTCATAAAGCCTTGTAATACTTTCTTTTTTTCGTATTAGTTCCATATCTGTATAATTTAATGATTAGTATATTCTTTACTGTATCGGTCCGGGGTTCGGGTCAAGCTTGAGCGGGAACGCCTTCTTCGTGTACTCGTTCGTATTAAGCTGTAGATATACGTAGTACTCTCCAAGAAAATCAGATAAGCTGAATGTCCCGAATATTTCAACCTCTCTGTCTTGAATCAGATTGAAATCCTGTAATTTTTCCCTGCCCATATCTTCATCCGAAACCACACGCCTTAGTGTAATCCAATTATTAGTCAACGTTTTAGTACCGACTGAATAATACGTAAGTTTAAGATTCCATTTAACCGCAGTGTTAAGCCCGGTCATTGAGTTAGTCACATATTCGGCTGTCAGATTGATTACCAAACCACCCGCTTCTTCTTCCGATACATACTTAACCCTGCCGGGAGAGCAGTTCATGACAGGCAAAAACAGATTAGCCTTATCCGCCTCGATGATACTTTCAATCTTATTCATGCAAAAAAACGGATATACATCGTAGTATTGACCAAGTGTCAGACCATTGGCAGGCATCTCTAATGTAACCCCCGCTCTGACATTAGCCAGTTTCCTCACAATTCTGTTGGACGAGTCAACCAACATCGCCCCAAACCACCATGTATCAAGGTTTGTTGCGGACTCTATGTCGGACAGCTCGACCGAGCCGGGACCTGATTTATCTGCGGTAGTAACATTTCGAGCAAGAGAGCACGATATAGAGCCATACATAGAGACCTTGGAATCGCAATAGAAGCTATGGAATGGCGGTTGCGCATCGTGCTTGTACAGCAAGAAATCTGCCAACCTGTACGGACTCCCACTTCCGCCCCAAGGTCTCTCATAGATATATCCGTTCATCTTGTTTCCTGTATACAGCTTGGGGATTTCCTCATAAGACGCTACAGGGGGCGGCTTAATGCCGCAATTCCTCATCGAGCCTTTCCACCAAGCCCCTTCACCGTCAGATGGCATGCTCCTGTCAGGAGCGGCAGAGGCAATATGGACAGGCTTGCATCTTGACCACATATTAATCTCATGGCTCGTGCACAACCCGCTCACATTCGTTTCAGACGTCCCAAGAACGGAAGCAACGTCACTCCTCAGATTGACAGGAGACGTAATTACGTTATTCGAGTTAGCCATATCAGTAGAGCAGTAACAGGGTTATATAAGTCGAGATAAAGGCACACATCTCCATCCAAAACACAGGCTTCTTGAACTTAAGGCATGCCAATACGATTACACCGCCAAGGAAGGTTATAAGAGGGACGTACCAAAAACTCATCAACACTTGCCATACAAGAGAGGCAAGCGCGCAGATTCCCGCGCTTACATAATGGATATTGCGGTTATAATCCTCCTTGAACAAGGGAGCCGAGCCGACAAAAGCCAATGATGCACTTGCAATGAACGCCAGGAATTGGTATTCTTCCTTGCTGGCTTCAATAAACGATGCAATCAGCAGGGAAGATTCGGCAAGACAGAAGAGCGTGAACAGCCAACCCTTCTTTCCAAGCCGATAGTATGTGTCACTGATACTTGCAGGGATGCCATACATCCCGACTGTATATCCGATATAGGATACAAACAGAACAATCGAAACAATCAATAATGTAACCATAGTTTTTAATTTATAAATTTACGTTTCAAATCATCAATCTCTTTGTGCAGCTCAATTATCTGAGCCTGCAATACTGCCGTATATTGGGCATAGTTCACGGACAGGTAGTGTTCTTTCGAGCTGCCTTTAGACACAAGCTCAGGATACAATTCTATCATGTCCTGTGCGATAAACCCTATGCTTTCCTTTCCATCCTTGATATAACTGACAGGGGTGATGAACCCTCTGTTCCGTAGCGGTTTTATGTTTGATTTTAAGCGGGCGTCCGAATAAACGGCAACCTCACCTTCTGCAAGGAATGAACCTTTGACAACCACCCTGTTATTAGAGGCTTCAAGCTCCAATCTAATCCCCGGGCTGTTACCTCCATCATCATTCGACACTGCTATCAGCATGGTTCCCCATGTGTCGTAATTAGGTCGATACGTGCCAATGGTGTATCTTGTCTGCCAACCAACACCGTACAGCGTATCCTTCCAACTAATTATCGGTCTACAGGAGTCGTACATCATCAAGGATAATTGGTTAGCCCTGAATACGGCATTGTCCGGGTTGAAGTATATCGGCCATTGTAATTGCCAACTGTCTGTCATCGTGCTTACGAATGATGCTCTACATTGAAGATTGTTGTAGCAATAGAGATTCGTAATATTAACAATACCATCCGACTGGAACTGAGCTACACGCCCTGCCAAAGTGAAGAATGCGATTCCGTAATATCCCGACATGTGCACAAAATTGTCATTCCCTGCGAAGGATAAACCATTCCAAGGACTACCCCCATCGTGAGCATTATCAGGCTCACTACCAATTATGGTGCACCCAACCTTATTCGCCCAAACAGTACTCCACATATTACTATTCCATCCGCCGCCAAGGCTCTTGCTTCCCGATGTGGGAATCAGCCCATCAGAACCGAAACTGTAACCGAATCCCGAACCATTAAGGGATATTTTTTTGCTTCCGTAGATAGTCAAGGAATCATCAGACGCCTCCTTCAAGTATACGTAATCACCGTCACCGAAGTTTATTTTGTTACCAAAATTCCCGGCTTTGTTCAGGATTATATTATTAGTGGTCGTAGTTCCGTTTATCGCAAGGTTGCCTGTTATCGTCCCGCCTGCCAGAGGCAGATACTTTCCTGTTATAATATCATCCTCCAATTGGGACAGTTTTGTCGGGTACGCAGGAAGAGATATCACCCCATTGGATACATTATAAGGAGTCGTGCCCAGCTTTACCTGCTTGGCATATACACTGCCCAAGTCCGGTATGTGGGAAAAATGGATTCTCTTGGACGTGTCAGACTTGGCAAGCTCATCCCACATGGCATCTATATCCAAACCGCCACCGCCTTTTTTATTCGTCCACTTGTTTTTAACCGAGTCGTAGGTCAATACCTGTCCTTCCGATAGAGGAGTAACCAGGTCTACATCGTCCAGCATGCCCAATGAGGTAGCACCACTTCCACCACCGGTTGTCGAACCGAACGCAGCAAGGTCACCCGTAGCGTAGAAATTAACCATAGACCCATCATCCTTCTCTACATATACGGCATTATTGGCTGCGTCATATTTCAGCATGGCATTACCGATTTGGACAGAATTGATGGCTTTTATATGAGTGAACGGATATTGAGGTTCCAATATATATTTGAATTCTGCCGAGCGCAAGAACTTAAATGCCGACAGTAATACACCGACCGTTTCCTCACCGACAAAGAATGACAACGGGTCTGCATGGAGTGTACCATCTTCTTCCCACCAAAGTGCACCGTTGGCAAAATAACCCGTACCGTCAAAGCGCACAAGACCTTTGGCAACGTTTTCCGGCACGCTGCTTTCCGGGTAATCGAATTTGTCCAGCATGGAACCTCCCCACCAGGAAGCAATACCTCCGCCACGCTTGTCGGATTGGTATACACCGTTCGTACCGCTCATTATCTTGAAACCGCTTTCCGAGGTGTATCCTAAAGCTAACAATGAGGATTGAATAAGACCACCCTCAATATTGGTATATTCCTTAAGTGCTTTCGTCAGATAGGATATATCTCCTATATTCTTCGATATTTCCTTGATGGATTCGTTAAGCTTGCCCTGTATATAATTGTTCGCGGCATTGACATTGGCAATAAAATCACCGTACTTCAAGTTGAACGCTGAATACTTGCCATCCACCATAGCCACTTCGGTCGCTGTGGTCTTACCGTCCTGAATCACACCGTTAATGGTGTTTATAAGCTCCTGTGCCGAGCTATTGAACAAGCGGTACGCGGTTTCCAACTCCGTCTTTACCACGCCTTCATCAAGAAGCTCATTCTCTATAATCTTATTATAGGATTCTGTTACATCGTTTTTGATGGAATCAATATTATTCAGGTATTTTTTAATCGCAGCCGCTTCCCCTCTGTCTACGATACCATCATTGAATGCTTCATCGGTAAAGTCCTTCATTGAACTTACAGTGCTATCCAGCTTTTCAGCCGCTTTCTTCGTCTCTTCGGCTATTTTCTTTGCTTCTTGCGCCAAAGTGTCATCAGTGTATTTTGATGCAAGCTCCCAATGGGAGATACTAAATGCTTCCCCTGCCTTTTTCGAAGTGTTCGCTCTGAGCATATCGTCCTTGTAAGTGCTACCATAGATCGCATTTACCCACATATCACCTATGTCGTATGCGTCCGAATTCTGCGGTTGTCTCACAAAGATGCGTCTTTTCCCATCTGCGGTATCCTGTGCTTTTTGAGCGTTTTCCAAAGCCTTGACAATATCCGTATCGGTAATGGCATTCCAATACCATCCCTTTTCTTGTTCATATTGGAACCGGTATGCTTTTCCCTCCTTGCTGTAATAGAGGTCTCCCAAATGATTGTTCTTCTTCTCATCTGTATCCCAATCGGATGCGGGAAGATTTTCAAGGGTGGGCGCCGGGTCGTAAAACCATGTTTCTATCGCACCGTCAACCTGATTCTGGATATTATCTATTTCCTGCTTGATGTACTCTTTCAGAGGGTCTAAATCTTCAATGTACTTTTCAGATGCTTTTTTGAGAGCATCTTCGATGGTGTCTCCATTGCCGATGGTAGTACCGACCGACAGCTTTCCTTTCAATTCCACGCCTTCACCTTGGGTGAACTTAACAAAGCTGTTACCATCACGGTCCCCAATATACGCATCACCGTATACATGGAAAAACGCCTTGTTGTTAGTTTTGTCTACACCATACTCAATATACTCCTTGTTCAAGTAGGAGTAGGAGTCTATACCGTGATACAGAGTAACACTCGGGCTGAACACATCGGTAGAAGAGAAAACAATGGCATTCTGTGCGTCAATATTGCTTTCATCCGTCACGTCCTTGTTGTCAATGCCTTTCCATTTGATTCGTGCACCAAGGTGAGCTACAGTATCACCCTTTGCCGGAATATCACTGCCTGTGTCGCAATCCGCCATGCTGAGGTCAATATAGTGCAATTTGTATATGCCGACATTGATAGGCTCTTTGCTTGCCCCTACACATAAACGCCAATAATAATGGTTCGCTACCTGTTGGTATTCTCCCGGTTTTTGTATGTTGAAGTTTTTGCTCTGTATCTGGAAGCCTGCACGGAAGCGGTTCTCCACTTCCACACCGTCCTGCTCGGCAAGGAAGAAACATCTGTACACGCCTTCGGGGACGCCATTGTCTACCGTTTCTTTATCCATCAATTGGAGTTCACTGCCATCTGCAAGCAATATAGGATTCCCGTCTGCCATTGAAAGTATGGGCGTTTGTTCAATGGTGCCCTTGGTCCAAACATCAATAAGCGTAACAGCACCACCCGGAGTTAGAACTATCTTTCCACCTACAGAATTTACATTTTGTATCTCCAATGATTCGAAATAGGCTTTCATGCGGACTTTCAGTTTATCAACCTCCGCATAGGTTTGACCTGTTTCCTTATCAACCATTATGATACCACCTGTACTACCACTGACAAATTTCCCTATTTCAAAAGCTTTGTCAGAGGATAACTTGTGCGGGGTACGGTCATCTTGTGTTTTACTGAGAAAATGTCGAGAGACTTTTGCTAAGATATCAGTAGTAGAAATACTATTCCCTCCCAATGTATTACCTATGATATCGCCTGCAATTTCTGTAATAGTACTTCGTAATGCAGAAACATTTGCAGATAATTTGTCTGTTAATTCAACAGATATGTCATATAAGCAATTTTTGTCCGCTTTACAAGTAAATGAATTTACATACATAAGATACTCATGTTCGTTGTATTTTATATACATGCGAACATTCTCATTTAGTAATTCTGCTAATTGAATATTGTCTGCAAGAAATACTCTGGAAAAATTGACAGAGAATGTGAATTTTTCGTCATTATTCTCTGACATATACTTTATCAATGCTTCATCCAATCTCTTCTCAGCAGCGAGTACAAGGGACTTGGGCATCTTAATGCCTGTAATCACAAATTTATCCCCGACAGAAGGCTTATAGTTATTGGTGGCATTAGGCATAACAATTCCGAAAGTGGTATTGTCCTTTTTTACTGCAATCCAAACTTCATTTGTAGAAGTGTTTTGTTGGCTTTCTACATATTGGGATGGTTGTGAAGTAACCTTCTGCTCAAAATCTCCTGCCGGTAAGTTCCCGGAAGAATCCACCAATACAGGGTTGAATGCCCTTCCCGGTTCATTGTCCTTATAGGTAACTCCTATTTCAAACTCGCAAGCAGCGCAATTACCCGTAGTCATATTGATTACAGCCGTACCACCCTCCAAACCCTGTTCGAACAGGTTAAAGCCGTAATCTCCATTATATATATGTAATTTTATGTAGAAATAAGAATGTACATACTCATCTGTATCATTGAATATATTATTCCCTTCTCCGGTTCCGAGTTCGTCACTATCATTAGCATCAAAAGCAATATCCGCAATCTCACCAAATAACTGTCCCGAAGCGTTTGTCACATTTTCTATGGTAGGCTTTATATCGCTGAAATCTACCTTTATCTCTTTTACCTTCTTAGAAGAAAATGTATTTTTGAAAGAGTAGTAATCATTTGTGCCAGGTATCTTATACGTGTCGTTAAGCGCATTGTAGAATCTTTCCGCTCCATTTGTTTGTCTGTAAATGGAAGGCATAAGGTTTTGTGTACGTTCTATAGTACCTTTTTCATCATCATTCGGATAGTAGAAAGGGATATTATCAGAGCTACCAACACCAGTAACGCGATTGACAATTTTATAATTGGCGTTTGTCTTTTTTATTGATACAAGCCCTTTCTTATACTCGAAGGGAGTAGAAATTACATTCTCTGTATATCCTATGTGACAAACCTTACCTACAAAGTAATAAGGAAGTTCGTATATGGTATATATGGATTGTAACGCTTCTGCAAGATACACATTGTCAAGTGAAACAAGTTTGGAATCGGAAGTAATATCATCATCTATGACTACCGAATATCCGATACCCGATTTTGCCATTGAAGCGTTAAGGCGACCTACAAACTCGTTTATGTCTCCCATGAACTTCACAGAAGTAGAGTTGGAATGATAAGTATCTGTTCCAGTTGTCACCACATCCATGAAATACACGTTCTCCAATACGATACGTTCTGAAACGAACTGGAGTTCATGCTTATACATAATGCTCTTGTTGTCCTTTGAAGATGTAGGGGTTTGGTCGACATAGTATCTCTCACCTCTGAACTCCACAAATTCCTCTCCAGTCCACTCTTCATCCAAGCAAGACGGATAGTTGAGCGTGGCGGTAAGCGTAGGAGTGCCGGCCATGCGCTGTGCCGTGTAAGTGTATTCACCCAGCTTTGCAGACATGGTTTCGTTGGGAAATTTGACTTTTTCCCCATGTGTATCCAGCTTGTATATGTATAGGCTCTGTTTCTCCATTACTTGTGTTGTTTGTTTTCTCTGAATTCTTCGTATATATTTGGAAACTTATGCAGGACATATTCGATGAACATATAAATGTGATGGTACAGATCTCTATTCTCACCATCATACATAATATCAAGTCGATTAACGTCTTGTATCTTCATGAATAGATTGAAAATTGCGTTATCTGTTTCATCAATTCGCTCTTGCATTTTGGCAATCTCTTTAATGAAGTTGGCATCTATGTTTATCACTTGTTTATTCATTATTACCTCCTTCCTGCTTGTTCGTTTTGTTGGCTTGCTGTTGGGCAATCACCTTTTCTTCTGCTTCCTTAACTTCCTTAGTCACTCGTTGCTCCTCATCGGGTGTGCTCTCCGTGTTCTTTTCGATAGCCGTTTTCGTGGAGAGAATACCAGCCTGTTTCATTGAGATAAGCATGTTGTTATACTCAGTTGCACTGAACGGTTGCCATATCTTGAACTTACAGCTGACACGAAGTTTGTCAAATTCTGTAATGGCATTTACGTTCTCGCTTTTTTTTACCAATTCTTTGGCTAATCCCTCCTTGAACAGGCGCATCATCTTGTCTGCAAAATTCTGCCACTCGATAACCCCTTGCTGGGCATTCTTCAAATCTAAATCACGGGTCAGCGTAATAGCCAGTCCGCTTATGTCACCACTTGACTTGACATCTTTAGGCAAAAGGAATGTGCATGAGGTGTTTATCTGTATCTTCTCAAACAAATCTTGCAGACTGTCAAGCATACCTTGCGGGCTGGGCGGTGCTTTGAACTCTGCACTTCCGTTACCGTCCATTGACTTGTCTTGCAAAATGATACTCCCTGCAAGTTTCTTTGTCGTTTCTGACAAATTGCCTTTGATATACAGAATGCCCCAGCCGTTCCGTTTCTGAATGACAAAGAAGATGTTGTAGATAATTTCGTAAATCTCGATAAGGCTCTGGCCGTTGTTCCACGCCACATTACCGCGTTTGGTACACAATGGTATCTCGCTGAAACCGTGCAATATAGGAAGTTCTCTTACAAAACCGTCCTCGCCTGCTTCCTCACCGTCTATCGGTGTGTGCATACGGTACATGTAGGTATCATCGTAACTGTCAATGTATTCCACACCGTCCGCATCGGCATAGTAGACACTTTCAAGAAGCCTGTCACCGTTGTTGTCATTGTGTGATATGATTACGTAACCATCTTCATAACTTATCAGGCGGCACTTGATACGTCCTTTATAGTCATAATAAAACAGAAGTCCTGCATCGCCTGTTGCAAGTTGCGAACGGACTGCCTTTGTACGCCATCCATCCATATTCCTGTCTACCCAATACTCTTTGATTGTGGAATAGTTGGCTTTATCTTTCTCGGAAGGAGTGCCACCTCTTAAAGACAATGTACAGGGATTCCCGCAAAGGTAGATTACGTGGCTCGCCAGTATCTGTTCTTGGAAAGCTAATGCCGTGCGCTGGAACTTGATTTCCTGATATCCCCCATCTTCTAACTTCACGCAAATGCTCGGCAAGTTTTGATCAAATAATACCTCATGGCTCATCGGGTCAAGTTCTTTCAGAAACTTTTCCTGAGAAACGATATTCTTTTTTACATTCGGAAGCCTTGCCGTGCGTGTATCGGTAATAGCTGCGGACTGGCCGTCGGAATAGTCGTTTGTAGAGCAAGTGTCACTTCCTCTGAAAAACGGTTTCTTCTGCAACAAGGCATTTACGTTCCGCAATAGATATGTTTTTTTCTCTTCCCGTGTCATTTTTCCGCATCAATTAGGTTGTAATACTTCATGCAGGCTTCCTTGCTCGGCATTGCAGAACACTCTCTCGAAGTCCATTTGCAGATAATGTCGTGCTTCTGCGGAACAACGATTATTCGCTTCTGCCCCTCTTCCTCTTCAATATTGAATTTATCGTTCAGCTTCACGCGTGCATCCAATACGACCTTACTTGCTTTGATAAAAGTGTCTGAATCTCCACTTGCTTTCGCGTCGTCAGCAATCTGTTTCATCTCCGATATTTCTTTCAGCAACGCTTCTCGGTTCTCATCTTTAGATATGGTAGTGATAGCACCGATGCCGAAAGGTTTCAGTTTCTCGGCAAGCATGGATAACACCTTGTTTGAAGGCTTTTCATCTTGGTAAGCAACCTTTGCAGCAAGAGCCTTATCTACGAAAGAATCACACATTACCAAATAGGCAACATCTCTTACCCTTGCTTCAATTCCTTCTGTTTTAAGGGAATTGATAATATCCTTTATGTCATTGTAGCTAATCATTTCCTAACTTAATACCATAAATGTTCATCGTAAATACTTCCTTCTGTCTGTGCATGGCTCGCTTGTTTGGTTTCTTCTTCGTGATTGTAATACCCTGCTTGAATCTCATTTCCGTATTCGATGTTAGCGCACGGAAACATTCTCATAGCGCATGGGTCTAACAAGTCCATAGACCTGCCTTTCCCTAACATCTGGTTCATCTTTTTCTTGTTCCAAAGCCGCTTCTTTCCACTTTGCATATCGTCAAACCGCACAACGGAGCATTCTTCCATAAACTCGTTCTCAACCGTCACTTTGTATTTCAAGTTTTGATGAGTGTAAGTCTGAACGGCAAGTTTATCATCAAATGTCAAGTTGCCTTCCTCTATCATCTTGCATAATCTGATATAGCACATATCCTTGACTGTCATTGCGGTAAGCTGGTAAAGCCCGAAAGGTTTATTTAGCGAGATATAAGGTACTGCATCGGGAATGTAATCATTGAAGTACCTTCCGGCAGTCGCGTCAAAAATGATATGGCTTTCGGCTGTTCCATGCTCAAATGCAAATGTCTTCACTGCCATAGCGTTTTCTCTCGGAGTGGACTTGCTAAGAATGAGAATGTCGTATGCGTGAAATCCATCCCATGCCAGAGCCACGAGATTATCCGTACCGTAATCCGCCAAATCCACAGTAATCCATTTGTCACCGTTTACGGCAGGGTTGTTGTTGAACACGCCTTGTGCGGAAGTGGAAGGGATAGGTATCTTTTCGTCTTCTTCAGGGTCAACATTGAAGTTGCCCTCAATGATAGCTTGTGCCATTTTACCGCCCGAAGCTGCAACAGAGCCTATGTAATTAGGATTATTTTCAAGCATAGCCCTATTTTCGGATAGCTTACCTTGATAGAATACGAATGACTTAATCATATTCGTATAGTCAAAATCACCTCCAATACGGGCAAGTTTCCTATCAATATCTATCTTACACTTAGCATAAACTTCTTCTTTGGAATCACCCCAAACCACATCATCAACGGTAGAGCCGTTTACATAGAAATATCTTACTTTCCCGTTTCTATCTGGCATAATAAAACCATCAACGCCAATATACCAATCCAAGAATTTTCTCGTCCAATGGCTTCGTTTCGGATTAAGTGTAGCGAAGAACTTTCCCGTAAATGTCTTTGACCGTCCACGATTACGGGTCTGGACATAGCTGAACGCTTCCCAAGACATTTCGGTAATTTCGTCAATACATATAGCATCAATCTGTTTACCTTTCCATTGCTCACGCATTTTGTCAAGATTAGTATCATCTATATAGGTCAAGTCGCAATACGCACCACTTGGGAATGATATGCGAGGGCTATCGGCAGTCTTTACAGAACAATAGTCACCGAATATAGCCTTGAATGTATCTACGAATGAACCTCCCGTCTTTTGCGACTGCAAAGACCTACGTGTAATAACCGCACGGAAATCCCCATCTGCCATTAACGGTTCTGCAAGAGCAAGGACAAGAGCAAAGGAATTGTGAGTCACAATGAAATCTTTAGTCGCATACAGTCCATGTTGGTTACTTACGGTTATACATCTACCAATTTTTCGTCCTATTGGCTCGATTGATTTGATAGATTTAGTCATTTCTCTAACCCTGTCATGTAGTCTTGAAGCCTTATTTTTTACGGTTACTATTTCCTTGGGATTTTTACATGATATTCTAAGTCTATATAAATCTTTCCCAATATGGGTTTCCCCATCAGATGTTTTATATCTTCTGTTTGTTTGCACGTGTTTAGATACCCAATACCCAAGCGACCTTGCAACAAAAGCTACATCATTAGCAAGCTTTTCGCTAATTGTGTAGTATGAAATTCTGCCACGTTCATCAACGCTTCCATCAGAATCAATAAGACCTCTCATTAGTTCTTTACGTTCCTCAACTGGAGCGTATTTATATGAATCAGGTATGAACTTATCTATTGATGTTTTTCCTGAAAGACCTATATGTGATATTGAATCACGTACTACTTTATTGTATATATGATATGTTTTGCATCCGCTTCTTTCTTCAAAATGCGACATATCAAATCCTAATTTAGAAAGCCTGATTGCTATTTCGTCAAATGGAGTAGTAAGAGATACCTTATGTAACTCATTGATGTAAAAATTAGACATACATCCATTCCCAATCATATTGCCGACAAAATAAGGATGCAGTGGCCTATCAAAATCTTGCGACATTGATTCAGAAAACGATATGGCTTCTGTAATAGGTATCCCATACATTAACTTCCGCTTTCTGTTTGCATTATCTTGGTAGTCATTAAATATAGAAATAGCTTCTTTTAACTTCCATTCACCACCGCTCTTCTTTACTTTCCAAAGATGCCCCTCTGAGCAATCCACATAAGTTCCATCGTCAAAAGTCAATCTATAAAACTCATGTTCTTCTATCGGATGTAGTTGAGCAATAGATTGAGGACCTCCCGTAGTTGGGTCTGAAATAACATCTCCAACTTTTAAATCACCTACTTTTCTCAATCCATAAGGAGTTATAACACAGTCTGTTAATAGCGTCATTTTGCCTCCACCGAGGTTGCCTCCGCCGAACACCACATCCACGCACGATGATGCAAACTGCATTTGGAATCCTTCTTGCGGCTTGATTACGACTTCTCTATGTACTTCTTGCTCTTTCATCAAAAGCAAAAATACCTCTTAATAACAAGGTAATATATACTTAAACCAATGTCTATTTATCATAGTGATAAATACATTGATTTTTTTATAGTTATACCTTTTTATTAAAGCATTACTTTCGCATATAATCATTATAAAACATATAGTGTATGAAGTTTACAAAAGAGCAATTTTCAGAAGCACTGAAAGTGAAACTCACCAACAACGGCAAGAAAAACTTAGCTATGAGTGAGAGAAGTTTCAACGGCAAAGTAGAAAGAATCTACAAGCGGTTGGAGAAAGCGAGTGATAAGGACGAGTTGGAACTGGATGATGTTGTTGCCGACTACTTGGATGACTTACAAGAGGACGATAACAACATACGAAATGACAACTCAAAATTTATAAAAGAGTGGGAAAAGAATCATCCGAACAAGGACGATAGAAGTGATAAAAAGGATGACAAAGGAGACGAAAGCAAACTGGATAAGTTGCTCAAAGAACTCCAAGATTTGAAATCAGAGCGTGAGGAAGAGAAAAAGGTAAAAGCTATCTCAGACAAACGCAATCAACTCAAATTAGCCTTAAAAGGGAAAGAAGTCAAGAACGAGGATTGGATTAACGACCAACTCGAATTGATTCACATTGATTCTGAAACAGATGTTGATGTTCTCACAGAAAGACTGGTCAAGAGCTACAATAAGTTTAATGCTAACACTCCACCCGACATCACTCCAGGCGGCACGGGAGGCGGTAGGGAAAAGACCGATGACTTTGCCGATGTGGTTGCTGTCGTAAAGAAGCAATCGCACAGAGAAGAAAAGTAATAATCATTTAAACCAAAAAGAAAATGTCAGATTTCTATCAGCAAATCCTATTGAACAGTGGCTACCTTCCCGGTAGAGCATTGGTTCAGGCTCGCGGAAGCATTGGTGGTCATCGCTATGTCTTCGTGAAGCTACAGATGAGCGGGAAAGACGCACTTGTATTTCCTACCAGTGGAGGAATTGTTAAAAACCCATTCAAAGGTAATGCAAGAGCTTTTGCTGGAACGCTCGCTGAATATATTCCCAGTAATGGTTCTAATGGAAGCGAAATACGCATCCTAAAATCGTATGCAGTTGCAAAAACATCAGAATCATCTGATACGGTTATTTACTTGAAAAGAGACGGGTATTCCCTCATTCCGTTTGTAGGGGACGTTCTCATGGTTGCTCCTACCACATTGGTAGGGAAAGAAACAGCAGTAACAGTCACAGCCGTTGAAAAAACGACTGACGGAACGGCTGGCGATGTTTGGAAAGTTACATTGAGCGCAACCCTCGGAGCATTAACAACTTCATCTGTTCTTGTTGAAGCGAAAGAAGCAGGTTCTGATAAAGAAGCTATGGTCACTAATCCTAACTCATACCTTCCCTGCGACTTTGATTTTGTTTTTGACCCGGCTGCATCCGAAGATGATTTCGATGGTGCAAGATATCTTATCACTCCTGCATTGGCATTAGGAGATGTATTCCTCTACGAAGACCGTATGCAACCTCTTTCGGCTGCATTAAAAGCTTTGAACAAGAGCAAGGTTAAGGGTTGGTTTAACATTTAAAATTGACGAAACTATGCCTAAATTTGATTTTAATAACAGCAGATATGCAAGATTCTTTTCAGACAAGACCAATCAACGTTTCTTGCAATCCTTTGTCAATACAGAAGGTCTGCTATACACTAATTATGGTTGGTACAAGACTCAAGGTGTAAAAGCTGGTGCTCCCACACCTACCGCTCCTAATGGCATCGCTACTTTTTCTGTGAAAGGACGTGACTTGAAAGCCGCTCCTTTGATGGATTTGCGTGCACCTCTTGGTGACAGTAATCAAATGGATAAGGACGGTCTGCACTGGTACACCGCATCCATCCCTGATTTTATCGCTCCTGGTTTCGTTGAAACAGCTATGGAACGTGAAGCAAAAGAACAACAGTTTGAGTTGTTTGGAAACGATGCCGATTTGGTAGCCGCTTGGGTACATACATTACAGTCCCAACTTGATAGTGCGGACGCAACCATGAACTTCATGACTGCACAGTTAATGTCTAAAGGTCATATTGACTATCGAAATATCGCACGTGGCGTTCAAGCTCCGTTGCATAAGGCTGATATACCAACAGAGAACTTTACTAAAGCTGGCACAGTAGTTTGGACAGACGAAAAATGTAAGATTCTCAGTCAAATGGCGGAAAAGGAGAAAAAATATCGTGAAGAATGGGGGTATGAAGGTGCAATGGTATGGCAGGTTACACGCAAGATGTTTTACGAAGTAATGCTGCAAAATGCCGAAGTTAAGGAATTGATTGAAAGTTTCAAGAAAAATCCTTTAGCTTACATCGCAACAACCGCTACTGCACCTACTACACGAGAGTTGTTCTTAGCTGCTTTCCGTGATTATCCCGGTGTATCTCCAATTGAAATTGTTGAAGAACGTGAGCGTAATCTTACCAATACCGGAGACACATTCGTACAAGGTTGGGACGATAAGATTGCTGTTCTCCGCCCTGCCGGATATGCTTGTGAGTTTGAATACACCAATAACCTAGACAAACAGATGTTTGATAAGTATGGTTCAAGCGTAATAACCAAGATTTTTGCTCAGGCTAACGATGGTCTCTGCACGATTGTGAATACAACAACAAACAACGGGCTGTATAAGGAATGGCATACTGATGTAATGATGTCAGCTTGTCCTGCACTGAAAACATTCCGTAATCACGTAATTGTAGACACAAGTCAGGCAGACGATTAAATGTACAATACATTGCGTAGTAGTTATGGAAAAATCATTTGACCCGATAGCATACCTCAATGGGCTTACGAGATTTGTCTTTGAAGATGATGCGCTTGAAAATATCGCATACGAAAACGGTTTGATGTTTATTTCAGACCGTTCTGAAATAGATGAATGCACTAAAGACCATTGCCTTATCGCACTGTACGAACTTGTCATTAGCGGTCCGTGGTCTGTGGCTTCATCATCACTCCAACATGGCAGTTACAGACAGGACATAGGTAGTGAGACGGTAACGGCTGCCATAATCCAAAGCTTGAAAGACCGTCTGAAAGCACTGTACAAAAAGTATGGTGAAGAAGAAGCGTTGAAAAGCATGGATTCGGGTAGTATGAGTTGGGTCAATGAAAATTCATTAGATGTATAGTTTATGCGTCTCAAAAGAAAAGCAATAGCAGAATACCCGTTTCATGGCACATTCTACACCGTGATAACGAATAAGCCGGAAGACGGGAACCTTCTCGGTGACGGTGACTTGCTTGGGAATGAAAAGACGGATAGTTCTCCCGAAGTCCCCACTACGGGAGAGACCATCCTTCTTGAAACTGAATGTGACATACAGCAGGCTGCAAAGCTGATTAATTCTGGTACTATCATGGCTGATTACAAGGTGTTCTTCCCTTGCGAAATAGGTGCTCAACTTCCGATAAGGTTCAACACCAACTTCAAATGCGAGGATTATGCTATACCTATTAACGGTCGTGTCGTGGGACTTGAATACAGCCAGTTGGGAGGTTGCCACGTTGACATTAAGATGAGCGAGGTGTAGGCTATGGCGAAGAAAGACCGCATATCAGAACTTGTCAGATTACTTTCCGGTGAAGGACAGAAAATTGTGGATAGCCAGTTGCAGAACAAAGGATATACGCACCGTTCTCACAACCTGCATGACAGTTACGGATGGGGAGTATATGTAAACCGAAAGTTGGTTGCAAGCGGTTTCCCGGCTATTCAAGCTACGAAAGGTAAGAAATGGTATGGTGAAACGATTAAAGGTCGTGAAGCGATTACAGATTTTCTGCGAAACAAGTATAAACCGCATGACGGTATAGACTTGGTAGTAGCTGTGGCAATGCCATACGGTGAAATAGTCGAAGACAAGTACAAGTATGAGGTGATAGCAACGGCAAGGGATGACGTTAAAAGACTTGCTTTAAAGTTTAAGAACGCAAATTTTGGGATAATAAGTCACGGTAGTTATTGATTATGGATAGTAAATATAAGACAACATCGAAAGTGGAGAACTTCTTTTCCATGCTGCTGACAAAAGCGGCTATATCCGATAACCTGTTTATCGGGAATATGCCTGCTACCGTTGACAGCAGTTGGAAAGAAATGGTGCTTGTTGACGTTCTTTCCATGAGAGATTACGGAGCTTATGCCAAAGGTTCTGCCAACGTGTTCTTGTACGCAAAATCAGTTGACAGTCACGGCACGAAACCCGTGAAGGAGCTGTACAAAATGGAACTTGCGCTTGACAAGGCTATTGAATCATGCAAAGACCCCCATTATGTGATTGATGTAAATTTCCGTGATGCAGATTATGACCAAAATAGGAACTACTACTACAACGTGATAAATATAGAAGTGACAATAAGGTAAACAGATTATTAACAGGATAACATTTTTTAATTATGGCAGTAAACAATACTGGCGCAACAGCCAAAAAATTCATCAAGCCTTCTTACATCGTGGCAACTCTGTTCACTGGCTCTGAACAAGACGATGTGCCACAGGGCAACTCTTATATCCTTGAAGATGTAGTTGAGGATACCACTTCAATCGCTCAAGACGATAACGATGTAAACGACATCGAGTGCGAAACTTCCGACAGCCCCATTCTTTCCATCGTGAAGCTTGGCAAATACCAATTTACAGCTGAGGTTGCAGATACACAAAAAGACCTATTGGTCGCTCTCATGGGATTTACGGCAGGAACTACTGTCTCTACCAAATACTTTGCTCCTGCTCAATACAAGAAATTGTATGCAAAGATTGACGTAGTGTTTGAGGAAGGGGAAACGATGACTGCATTTGTGGTTCCAAAAGTCCAACTTAACTCAAAACTAATGCTTGAATCTTTGAACTCTAATGTGGGTCGTATCAACCTTGCAGGAACAGCGTATGATGCAAATATCGCTGATGGAGAAAAAACTATCAGAACGCCGTTTTATGTAGATTCAGCTTATACTTTACCCAAATAAAACTTGTTCATAATAGATAACTAGAGTGTTTACAGGGCGGTAGGCCTATATGCCGCCGCCCTTCATGTTTATAATCATGGCAGTATATAGAGCAAAGAAAAAAGATACAGGACTAAAGACAAATGTTGTAACGGCTTGTACTCCTATATCTGATGAGTCAATGGAACGTTTGGCAAGGATAATGAATGACAGCCCAAGCATTGTAAAACTTCACGGTACGGAGTGGCGTATTAAAGGATTGAAGCCCGGTGTTCAATGGCTTATAGCCGAACAAGCGTGTCAGATTGTGAAGGGAGAGAAGTTAAGCATGGGAGATGTTATCAAAGAGTTCTCGGTAAATCTACCGGCAGTTGCACACGTGATAACGCTTGCACTTCTCAATGACAGGGACAGGATATTCTCTGATTATGAGAAAAAAGAACTATCAAATGACTACCACAAGGTCTTTGACCTTTTGATGTGGAGGGATTACGACATAAAGGACTGGGCATTATTGCTTGGTGAAATCCTTAACCTCATAAGCACGGATTTTTTTTTCGAGAGTACCAATGTGATTCAGACCGTGAGGGAAATGACCTTGACGAGGAAGACGAAGAAAACGGAACAAAACTGATAATATCCCGTACAGAGTGGGGGCAGATGATTGATTTTCTGCGCTCCAACACTTGGTGTTCTCGTGACGAATATTTATGGGGAATGACGGTTGGACAGGTCCGGTTAAGCTCGTTTGATTTTTCCCATGTAGAATACGGAAACAAGGACAAGAAAAAAAAGAAGGTCAGCAAAATAGGAAGTGTTGACGATTTGAAGAACTTGAATGATTTGGGTATGCCCATAATTAATAAAAAAGGATAACGATATGGCAAATAACGAAGCAGGAGCTTTCCTCAACATAACCCCTGATGTATTAAAGAAGTTGGATAGTTTCGATGAGAAGCTGGAGAAGATAGAGAAGCACGCCCATACAGCAGCAGATGCATTGAAAAACGGGTTTGGCAGTGTGGTAATGGATACGAGTAAATTGGAAAGTGTGATTACTTCGTTAGCCAAAAAGATAGATGCTATAAAAGGTAATCCATTTGAAGGAGCAGGGAAAGGTGCGGAAGAGACTACAAGAAAGACTACCTATCTGAACGAAAGCCTTTCACGTGCGGCAGATTTGCTAAACAGAATAGGAAACAATAAAATCGGAGAAGGTTCATTTGCTAACTTTAATATATCCGGATTGAAGCAGGGATATTCGGATTTGAAAAAATACGTTGAGAACATGGACTTGTCAAAGCCGCAACAAAAGGCTGCGGTAGAAGCCATGCGCTACATGAAGATGGAGCTTGACGAGCAACGAAAGACGGACGAGCAACGTGCCCAATCTGCGGAAAAGGCTGCACAACGTAAGGCGGCAGCGGATAAACGTGCTGCAAAGGAGGCAGCGGATTTAGCAAATGCACAGCGGTCAACTCCACAAGGCGCATTAGATTATTCTAAAAATGCAAAGTCTCTGCAACAGAACGTACAAGCTATAGAGTACCTGAAAAAAGCTCGTTTGTCTTTGAACACTACCGATGCGAACTATAAGAGCATGCTTGAACAGATAAACCAAGCCATTGCAAAACACAACCAAGCATTGACGGAAGCAGGAGTCAAATCACAGCAGCTTGCCACACGCCATCGCAACCTGATGGATACAGCCGGGCAATTAAGCCGTCAGCTTGCTTTGTTGTTCTCCGTGTCACAGATTGAAGGGTATATCAGCAAGTTGGCAAAAGTGCGCGGTGAATTTGAATTGCAGCAGCGTTCGTTACAAGCAATCTTACAAAATAAATCACAGGCAGACCAAATTTTCAACAAGACTGTCCAACTTGCCGTAAAGTCGCCATTTCAAATTAAGGAATTGGTTACATTCACAAAACAGCTTGCAGCATACCGTATTGAGAGCGACAAGTTATATGATACGACAAAACGACTTGCCGATGTATCTGCTGGTTTAGGTGTGGATATGGGCAGACTTATCCTTGCTTATGGGCAGGTCAAAGCGGCAGCATATTTGCGTGGTACAGAAGTTCGTCAGTTTACGGAAGCAGGTATCAATATGTATGGGGAACTTCAAAAGTTGTTCAAAACAAGAGACCAAGCAGATTATACCACGGCACAGATTGTAGATATGATTTCCAAACGTAAGGTTACATTTGAGGATGTTGAACAAGTGTTTGAAAATTTGACTTCCAAAGAGGGTATTTTCTACAATATGCAAGAAATCCAAGCTGAAACTTTACAAGGTAAAATTTCCAACTTGAAGGACAGTATTGATGTGATGCTTAACTCCATCGGTAAAGCTAACGAAGATACACTAAAAGGCTCTATTGATTCAATTAAGGTATTGATTGATAATTGGGAAACAGTTGCTGAAGTGGCAAAGACGTTTGGTGTCGTAGTAGGATCATTGCTATTAGTACCTAAAATAAAAGCTATTACCAAAGAAGTAAGCTTATTATCTTTTGCTTTAACAAAAGCAGAAACTTCATTACGCTCTTTAGGGCTTGCTTTTAAATCATCTCTTCCATTAATGGCTCTTGGAGTAGCCTTACAACTTGTTAATGAGTTGTGGAACGTTCATTCCCAATATAACAAAATGTTGAGAGAAAGTAGCAACAAGTATTATACTGCTCAGTTAAGGGTAGGAGAAATAGACGAAATAGCTAAAAATAACACAAGGGACGCATTGTCCTCCCTTGTGAAAGAGATGAATAATGAAGGATTTGAAATACAGATAAAGCCCAATATATCAGAAAAAGAAGCAAAAGAGCAATTTGAAGAGTACAGAAAACAATATACAGACTTTTTAGAAGATATTAGAAAAATTGAAGCTAATTATGCAGAAAATAGGAAGAAGGGATGGCTGATAGGGGATGATGATATTGAAACTGATTTAGACGAGTATGAGAACTCTTTCAATGATTTTATAGCGAAAGGTAATAAAATACAAGCTGAACTATTAAGGCTTTCAGAAGAATCAACTTCCTTGGGTAAAGGAGCAAAAGAATACATACAAGAACTTGTAAAGGGGAAAAAAGAAGGAGAGGATTTAATCGACTACTACAAAAGGCTTGCGGACTACTTGGAGAAGTTACAGAACGGGGTCCTTTTTGCAGGTAAGAAAAGTTCTATCGCTAGCTCGTTTCTTGGAACAAGGAAAGATTGGGAGAAAGATAAAGAAAAAGCAGTTAAAGAAATACGTGAAATATTTGATTCTGTAAATGATGAGGTAATAAAAGGTAATAAGACAAGGGAACAATTTAAGATTTTAATCAATAAAGGAGAATTTTCCAAAGAATGGTCTGATATAAAGAAGCAACTTGCATACGATATATATAATTTGGGAGATATAAAAGTTCCTCTTAGACCAGGGGTAAATAAAGAAGAACCTGAATCAGACTCCAAACATAAACGTGACATATTAGCAGAGCGCATTTCTCTTATTAAAGAGCTTAATAAGGAATACGAGAAGCTGAGCAAGGTAATGGGCAGCGATAAGGCTGCTAAGACTGTTATGGAGCGTTATGCAGATTCTCTCAAAAACGTGAATATGCCAAAGAACATCATTGGAGATGCGTTTTTGCCAAACAAGCAGAATACAGCAAAAGCATTGCAGGAAATTTCAAAGATAATCACAGATTTTAGGAAGAAGCAAGGTGCTATAAATGATTCATATCAACTGCTGGATAGCGATGATGTAGAAAATATTAAGAAACAGCTCGACAAGACCAAAAAGAATATTGAAGCCATGTTCAACGGATTGGACTTGCACAAGAAACTGAAAGATGCAGGATTGTCCGAAGCGGAGGTGCAACAGTTGTTTCCCGGACTTGCAAAGACGTTGGATGATGTTCAGAGAAGCATTGATATTGAGTTTCAAACGAAGTATGCTGACACATACAAAGACCCGAATACTCAACAATACAAAGATTATCAAGATGCAATAAAGGAGATTGACCAACAGCGTATCAAAGAACAACAAGATACTGCCGAAAGACTTATTAAATCGTACAAGGCACAACTTTCTGAACAGCTACAGCTTGACGAGCAGTATTACAAAGACTTAGAAGAGATACGTGACAAATTCCAAAACACTCCGGACTTACAAAAAAGGCTAGAAGAAAATGCGACAAAGATGTACAATCAAAAGTCAGCTAATAATGCATGGAAGGAATTTACTTCATCGGACAGTTATCTTAACTTGTTTGACAATATAGAATACTATTCCACTGCCGCATTGCAAAGCATGAAAGATAAGCTTGTGAAAATGCGTGAGGAATCAAAAGACTTGTCACCTACAGAGTTGAAGCAAATAATGGAGCAAGAAGAAAAACTTGACAAACAGCTTAACCAAAGAGACCCGTGGAATAAGTTAACAAAATCTCTCAAGGAATATACAAAGCTCCGTAAAGAAAATGCAAAAAATGAGAAGGACGAGGCTAAAGCGAGAGATTTGCAAGCAAAATATGAGAAACAATTACGCACGCAAAGTAAAATAGTAGCAGAAAAGAAAGCAGCTTATGAATCCGCTACTGAAAATATAGATGCAGCACTTGAAGAATATGAAGTTGAAAAAAATAACTACGATTTATTAGTTGATAAAAAGAAGGAGCAAGACAAGATAATAGCCGGATATGATGCTGCTAACAGGGCTTTGTCGCAACAAGCTCAAAAATTACAAGGAATAATCCAATCTCTTGGTAAGATTGACCTTGGTGGAGGTATGGTCGAAAGTATATCGGGTATTACAAATTCGGTATCAGACTTTGCTCACATGTTGGAGGATAGTTTCGGTGTTGCAATAGGAGAAGACCTTTATGAAATTTTAGATGGTGTAGGTGCATTATTCGGTTCTCTTGAAAGTTTTGACATAACAAAGCCAATAAGTAGCTCTCTGAATGTACTCACCGGGCTTGGCAAGACAATCGGTAGCATATTCGGCATTGGCAATAAGAACAAGAAGAAAGAACGTGAAATCCAACAGCAAATAAAGAATATAGAATCACTTGGTAGGGCATACGATGAGTTAAAGGAGAAGATGGAAGCCGCTTGGAGTGCAGATGATCTTCGTACACAAACCAAAGATACAATAGCCAATTTAGACCAACAGATTGAATCATATGAAAATATGATTAACTCAGAAGAGGCAAAGAAAGATTCTGATAGAGGACGTATTGATGAATGGAATGATGCTATAAATGAACTGAAAAAGACAAGACAAGAAATTTTAGACCAACAGAAATTAGAATTAGGAGGTATAGGTGGGGAGTCAGAATATAAGGATGCCGCCTCTTCATTTGTTCAAGCATGGATGGATGCTTTCAATGAAACAGAAGATGGACTAAAAGCCCTTAATGAAAACTTTGATAGTTTTATTGAAAATCTTATCGTCAAACAAGCTACAATGAGACTTGCGCAAGGGCGTTTGAAGGAGCTGTTTGAGAAAATAGATGAATCCGTTACAGAGGGGAGCGTAGGAGGGATTAACCTCACTAAAGAAGAGCTTGCAAACATCCAGGCTCTTGGAGAAAGCGCATTGAAAGGATTAAATGAAGATTTGCTTGCGCTTATGGAAACATTAGGATACAAAGGCACAAGTGTAGGGCAGAAATCTGAATTGTCGGCACTTCAACAAGGAATACAAGGTGTATCAGAAACCACAGCAGAAGCTCTTGAAGCATTACTTAATTCTATTAGGTTCTTTGTCAATCAACAGACAACTGACATAGCCGCAATCAGAGTGCTATTAGAAGCCCGCTACAGCTTAGAATCCCAATCGGGCGAATCTAACCCCATGATTGTTGAGTTGAGGGCGCAGACAAGGTATTTGGAAATCCTTTCGGACAGGATAGACCGTGTGTTTGCACCAAGTCCAAATTCCAAGGGGCCAGCCTTGCGCGTTGTAATGCAGTAGTCTTTAAACCAATTCATACAAAAAGGCACTCCGCTTGCGATAAGTAGAGTGCCTCTTCATTTGAAACGTTGGTCGAAACCTCAACGCGCTCTTATGCTAATATGTGGCAATTAGTCCATAATATTAGCTCTCTTGAATTTCTTCATCCATAAACGCCTTGATTTCTTCCAGCCGCTTAATTCCGCGTTCTGCTTCTTCCTTGTCGTCCATGCAGTAGGATATTTCTTGGATGATAGATTGTATGTTATCGGATTCGCCGATTTCACCCATCAACTTATCAATCTTCACATCCGCATCGGCAATTTGTTCCTCAAAGTTTAATCTTGCCACTTCCAATGCTGAATTAACTCTTTTTTCACGTGACATACACTTAATGTCTTCCATTTTGCCTTTTAAGTAGGCGGTTATTCTTTTCATTTTGTTATAAATTAAAATTAAACTTAATATGCTTACGTTTGTATCTCATTACTTCACCTATGGATAATCGTCTAATGTGGCGACCCAAATAACTAACTGGTGAACAAGATACCTTATACCTATAATCACAGAAATAGGAATCATAATTATAGTCTATTATTCTCCCGATTAATCCGTCATTAATTTGTACATAATCACCAACATTAAAATGTTCTCTACTCATATTTATTGGCTTATTATGTGTACCCTGTTCAATTCCCTTAGCAGTTTCTCATAATCCGACAGGTGTGTAAGTATGTGGCAAAATCTGCTTTTGCCTACATCGTCTGTATCGAGAGACAATGTAAGGTCTGATATTGCCTCCATCATGCAGCTCTGTCTTTCTCTGACGTTGTAACCGTCCTTGCTTTGAATCTCTTTGATGGTATCAAGAGCATCTTTGCTAATTTCTATTTTTACAATTTTCATATTGTTTGTTTCCATGATTGAATGATTTTATGTATGTTCTGATTGTTAGTATTTAGTAATTAATAGTTCCTACTCATTACTTCCGTTAAAATTTTCATTATGTGTTTAAAATTCGTTGTTATTAAAATTAGCGCCCAAATAGATAAAATAGAAACGCTATTAATGCAAGAATTAGAAGCAACTCTATTGTACTTATTTTAAAGAACATCCCTGTTTTTTTATTTTGCATTCCATACAGCTCATTGAGTAATGACAAAAGCCTTTTAGCTTCATCATGCGTGAACTCTATATCTTTGATTGAAAGAAAAGGCATAGCAGGGTCGTAAACCTTTCCGATGTATACAGAATATTCATTAAAATCAACACGAATATGTGACGATTCTGTCTTTATAGTTTTAGTATATCTTTCCATGATTAGTTACTTTTTAAGCATACCTCTTGCTGTCCGCATAAATGCGGATAACGTAAGTAATTGGTTTATAAACTAATGGTTGACTTTATATTATGCAGCAGGTTCTAATTCTCCTTTTATCTGCTTGATGGCTTTCTTCACGTCCCAATCATTTTCATATAGAGCAATGATGAACCGCACACCTTTGGTAGTCCATACCGTATATACACTTGTACCTGTCGAACCGTCCGAACGTGTGAAGGTCTGTGTGCGAGTGGAATGCATACCCCACGATGAATAAGGAGAGTGCAACAACCATTGACAAGATTGTTTATACAGAATACCGAGTTCTTTTAGTTTCTTGTTGAGTTTGGGTGCTTCCATGCCGATTTGTTTGGCAACTTGCGTGGTGGTCTGCGTGTTCACACTCTGTAAGTGGTTGTCGTAGTAGTTGACTTTCGGTGCAGCTTTTTTGATTTCCGTGTCTTGGAGTTCGATAGTTTCTCTCTGCTGCTCTGTCTCCGCTTCCAACTGCTTCATGCGCTCTTCTTTACGCTTGATTGTAGCCTGTGCAACAAGTAGTGCTTTCGCCATGATTTCTTCAGGAGATTCTTCTTCGGTAGTGGCAATGTAGCCGCCAGTCTTGCGGATGGTCTTTAGGATTTCCTTAACACCTTTCTTGAACGCTTTGGCGATTGGCTTGCGGCTCTGCATGAGGACTTCGTATAAACCATCTTCGGTTAAGAACCACATTTCGTAATTTCTACCATCTACGAAAATTGTTCGTAGATACTTTTCTTCCTCATCCACAGTGCCTACCATTCTTGATACATCATAGTAGCCTTGCGATGTTTTTGCATAATCAATGCACTCTGCCACTTCTTTGGCAAGGAATAACGGATTTTCGGCAGTTCCGTAAACCGTGAACTTGTGCCCAAGCAACTCTGTTTCGCTTAGGACTTTAATCGGATTGTTTAGCATAACAAAAAAAAATGCGCATACTACGAGCTGCTAAACAATCCACAGGATTTATTTTGGTGACATTTCTGTTACACCACTCGGTATGCGCAATATCTTAATTTATGATACTACTTAATATGTATTGGCAAAAAAATAACTCCAATGATTGAAGTCACAGGAGTTTGCCGCTCCTGTAAATTGTTTAGCGTTGCAAAGAAAAGCATAATTTTTGATATGGCAAAGAAAAATCAAATAAAATTTTGTATTTGCGATACAATGTACTATATTTGCATCACAATATAATACAATAGTAGTATGGAATCAGTAATAAGAAAACAAACCTCATTCCGTTTGCGTGAAGATTTGTTGCAGATTTTGCAGGAGCAAGCTAAAAAGGCGAACAGAAGCCTGAATAACTTTGTAGAAAGCACCTTAATGGATGCAATGTATTCAGAACCGAATAAAGAAACGGTCGCAGCCATAGAGGAAGCGCGTTCCGGGGAATTTGCAGGGACAATAGACACCACCGACTTTGGTTCATTTATGAAATCCATTAACGAAATAGAATGAAAACAATCCGTTACAGTACAAAGGCAAAAAAGGATTTGAAAAAATACCGGAACGACTTCCAGTTAATGAAAGCCTTATATGATGTATTGGAAAAATTAGCAAACAGTATCCCGCTTCCCAAAGAATACAAAGCGCACACGCTCATAGGGAATTATAAGGATTGCATGGAGTGTCACATCAAAAATGATTTCCTCCTGATATGGATAGATGCGGAAAATGAGGTGATAGAGGTAGTCAGGATAGGAAGCCATTCCGAGTTATTCTAAAGTGTATGGTTAATTCAAAACAATAAAAGAGCCACGATAGGGTTTACCGTGGCTCTCTCATTAAACGAATATACTTTATTTCTTCTTCACGCTTACTTTCAGGGTTTCATCGCTGCCTTCCATCATCATAATTAGAGTGGCTTTATTGCCTTTCATTGAAACAACCTGATAACGCATATATTCCTTTCCGTCAATGTAGGTGTAAATCATATCGCCAGTAGCTTTATACTTTCCGCTTCCATTGCCAAAATACCCACTTCCGCTATAAGTACCGTCCTGATTAAAGGTTGCAGAAAAACGGTACTTTGAATACACCCAGTCCGTCAAATCTATAATTGTACCGTCCATGTCAATTTCAGTACCTTCCCACGTACCGTACAATTCTTCCATAGGATAGTTGAAACTTTCTTCATCATCATCCGAACAAGCGGTAAACACCAACATTGGCAGCATAGCCAATAAAAATAATACTTTCTTCATTTTACTTTGTTTTTTTTATGTTATTGAAATTAATTTCCTTTGCTCTCCATCTCTATATTATAAATAACGGGGGCGTATTTATTAATCTTTCCAGTTCCAAGGTCAATTAAAAATCCAGGCCAAAACAGTATATTCCACAAGGATTTGGTATTAAATGAAGACTCTACCACAAATGGAGTGTCTTTAAAACCTTCCTTTTTTGCAACTATTGTCTTGTCTGACAATTTCTTTTTAATCTTAATGGTCGTAGAACCTCCATCCTTTATTTCTGCAAGTTTTACATTATTGGTGCCATCATACAACTTCGTTCCATCCTCTCCTGTGAAAGTTATAGATTGTTTGGAGCTTGAAAATATGCTCATACATGAGGATAGCAGAAAGCATGAGCAGATTAAAAATAAAACCTTTTTCATTGTTATATATTTTTTTTAAAACGATGCAAAATTAGCAACTAAATATAAATTAACCATATTTTATATCAACAAAGCAAATATGTTATATAACATAAATATCATTTACAATGATATTATTTTGTCTTTCAGTTTATTATCACTATATTTGCATAAATACTTTAAGTTATGGCAAACGATTCATTATACGATTCATTGGTACTTGTATCAAATATGCAACGACTGATTGACAACTACAACCGTCAGTTTGATAACATATACCTCAATTTGGACTGCGAGCACCAAAACAAGATTATCAAAAACGATTTAGATTTCCATATTGGCTTTGAAGCCGCATATAAGTTCATCGCATTCATCCGTAAATCACATCCCGAAATATTGGAAGAATGGAAGAAAACGAGGAAATAACACCGGCACGATTTGCGTCTATTATAGCCGAACAAATATCGACCAAAAGAGTAACTTCATATCCGTTAGCCGTTGATTGTGAGCCACCTGCATTATTCCTTTTGAATTTTATAGGTTTAGAAAGCCGCTCTGATATGCTGTTATCACCGGCACAAAGATAGCTTGAAATACCATCCATTTTACAGAAACTATTCATCCACTGACCGCTTTTGCTATCGTAACCAATGTTGTCCTAAACGATTTATAGGTATGATAAATCTGTTATTATTTACTTCCGTGGTCGTATATATCACCGAATTTAGCTTCTATGAATATAGGGTATATCACACAGTCCATTATTAGACATACGAAAGGGCGGTTATCGCCACTATATCTGAAAACAGCAAGTTCTTTAATATCCTCTGTGATTATTGCAGGAAGGGATGTTGGCTTCAACTGTTTGATTGGTATCATTTCAAAACCATACTGGTGTTTCCCGGAAACGTTTATATCTTTCCAAGTAAGACAGCACAATTTTTGCATCCTCGTTACAAAATCCTTGAACACACTATTATCACATCCTTTTAAAGATGTTTTCATATCCAAGTACTTAAAGCAGAAAAGAGGTTCTTTGCTTCTCGCATCAACCTCTTTTTCTTTTAAATTAGGCTTTACATCTTTATGCTTTAACTTAAACTTGCCACTCATTTATGCTTCAATTTGTGTTTTGAAAAACGCCATCATCTTATCACGGCTTATTACAGAGTTTATTTCCGTGGTTTTCCAAGGAGATTCTTCATGTGTCATTTTCATCAAGGCTACAGCAGAAAACTGGTTGTATTCCTCATAAACATTGTTGAAAAGTTCTTCTTCATCATCTGATAAAGATATACCTTCTTTTGAAGTTGATATAGAATTGGATTCAAACGATTTATATTCCTTATATACAGAAGGGACAACCGGTCCATATTGCCAAGCAACAATATCCTCATCAAACAATGGTGTTCCAAAATATGCCAAATGGAAACCTTGTTGGTAATACATCATCTTCTGCAATTTCAGATTTGATATAGTATCACCATGTTCCAAATCTGTTTTGGATATAATTTTATTTGCGATGTCTAATGCTTTGTATGCCATAATACTAATGAGTTATTTGTAAAAAAACAAGGGGTAAGCATACCTATTATTCAAGGATAAGCTGCAAATACAGCTTTAAGGTATGCGTAGCCATGAGCGTAATTATGATGCAAATATAGAGGCTAAAATTTGTATTGCAATGGATTTCTTATTTAATTTATACATGTTTAATAGCATATCATAAAAAACGCTGCGACAATACACAACGCCCCCAAAGAAATCATCGCTACTTATACCTTCCTATCACTACTTGATTGATGCAATCGGCAGCAAAGCCTACCAAATAAGCTTGTGCCTCATCATTGTAAAAATCACCTTTAACGCCAATGTCAGAAAAAATAAAGGAAGATACATGAAGAGCCTCATGAGCTATGTCCTTAATTCCCATTTTTTGTTTTATATATACAACAACACCTAACCAATCACCGTCTTTTATCGAGGCTCTAAACGTAATAGCCTTGCATGATTTTAACATATCCTCAACCTCTTCAGATTCTTCGATATAAAAAGTGCGTTCTATATCTTTAAAAGTGCCTCCCTTTACAACCCATAGCTTACGTGGGTATATGGTAAGCTCAAACTGACGTATCTGAAATTTACTGTTCATAGCTCCACTTTCACCTCAACCACATACTCTTTGCCAACTTCACGACCTAATTCGTCATAAGAAACCCTACGGACAAATCCAACATCAGAAACTTGAACTCCGGTTTCATCCTCAAACCCATTCAGAAGAACAGCTATCTTTTCGCCCAACTCCTGCTTCTTTTGCTTTATCTCTTCAACATTCATGTCAATTGTCAGTTTTCAAATATATATTCTTCAATTCGTCCTTTTTTAAAGATCCGTACTTTATTGCACGGTCTATACGCTTACGGGCATTACCATCCTTAGATTTTGCACTATTTTTAGAATTATCTTTAGATATAATCAGTTTAACCAACTCGTTCAAAGGGATAGGCTCTGCAACAGCTCTATCCCAAATAGAAGTGAAAAAATCTTTTGCAGGTTTTCCCATAAGTAATTTCTTTTCCGTTTCATCACCAACCTTTTCAAAATGAAGGTAAGGTTCCGAAATAATATTGAAATATGGCAGGAGCGACTTTTCATCCGGTTCACTCACCATGCGAGTTTTTAGTAGTTTTAGATAACGTCCTCCATTCCTTGTACGTCCTATGGCAAACACCCCGTCCGCAAAGTTGGAAAGAAGCTTGCTCCCTGCCATATTGGTTTTAGACAAGGGCTTCCATTCCTCAATCTTAGGCGTATGCGCTATTACCATGATACTGATTTTCAGCTCACGCTTCAATCTTGTAAGACCGTCCATAATAGCACCTGCGAACTCCGCTTCTGCTGTCTGCGTAGAAAGATAGGAAAGATTATCAAGTATCATAACCTTTGCACCTGTATCAATCAGCTTGTCTTTTATGCCGTCAATCACGTTCATGTTAAAATCTTCGCTGTCCACTTCTTCCGATATGGTGCATCGGATAAGCGACTTCGGGAAATCCGCATTGCAGTACCTTCTTGCAAGCTGCCTGTCCGATAACTCAAAGTCGAAGTACAAAACGGTTTGAGGACTTACCTCCACCTCCGTACATTCGCTTTCCCCTTTGGCTATCTCGTAGGCTATCTGCGTGGCAAGAATGGATTTACCTATTCCGCTATCGGCAAATAAGAATACAAGCTCGTTCTCCCACCAAAAATCGCCCCAAAGCCTATGAATAGGAGGCTTCTTCTTACCGCCCTCAATGACTGACTGCATATCGGAAGAGCTGAACAATGGTATTTGTTCAACCATATCTCCATCATCGGGAATATCGCTACCTATTTGCTCAAACCGTTCTATGTCGGCTTGTATTTGCTCTTCTTCTATATAATTCATTGTTTTTTAAGCTTCGTTTTAGCGAATACTAAATTTTGTACTTCTTCTTCCCATATATCACCTTCGTTTCCTTCAAAGTCAAGGTAAACGGTATCATTCGGGCTTGCCCCATTGATGCTTGAAAATATTCCGACTATCTGCATGGGGATGGAAAGCCTTTCTCCCTGTGGGGAGCGGAATTTGATATGAACATAGTTGCCTATTTTTAAGTCTGTTGCTTTCATAATCTGATTTTTAAGCAAGGTGCGCCAGTATTAACCAACGCACCCGTTACTTTTTCTACACGTGGATATAGGCATGTTATTTAGCCCATTCGGACTTAGTTATACAATTCATTGACTTAAACCTGCCGGTCACTTTATTGTGACCGTATGAGTACACGTAGCAGATACCTTCTCCGGTGATATTTACAGTAGATCCACCTCCAACATACAGCTTGCACACATTCCCTTTTGAAACATGGAACTCAACCTTTGAAGCAAGCACCGTAGTAAGCGTGCAATCCTGCTCTATTTGCCCGTTAAAGTCCACATACAGGCACGAAGTATATCCATCCTTGCTCCGCTTCCATTTGCCATTAATATAGTCAGAAAACGTTCGTTCCATATACTGAATATCCATACCGAATCCAAAGCTATGAGCATCTGTCAACAGCTCCACACCGTTTGAATCCAAAGCTATATCCATTAACGCTTCCTTACTTGTAGCTACGTCCCATTTATTCTTATATCCAGTGCAAAGACCGAGCATCATGACATTACGTTTAAAAGAAAGTAAATCATTCATAAAATTGGGAATTTTTTTAGTTCAACTTCTATAAGCTCTTTTATCATCATTACGGCATTGTCCGAATCAGGAATGCTCTTATAAGTCTTTACGGACCGTATAATGTTCCTGCTGCTAATTTTTGAGTGTTTGGCAATATTACCGTATGAGATTCCGAACCTGTTATGCAATACGGCAAAAACTGCACCTCTCGCAATCCTCCCTGTAAGAATAATGTTTGTCCTTCCTTCATAGATAGTTGAAGGATATACAGGGTCCTGATTGCAGAATACTTTATTTACGCAATCACACACGATACGCTCAACTTTTCTTATAACGCCCGATTTTAAAGAATCCTTTTCTTCTGACATACTTTTCTAGTATTTTCTTTTGGTCTTCATTAAGTATTTCTCCGCATATATACATGTTTCCAATAACAGCCTTCTTAAAGTCTGTCACCTTATTACCTATGCTTAGTCCAAGTCCACAATCAATACCTTTATATACAGCAGGAATAAGCACATGAGTATTTATCTTTCCTTTTACGGGTATTGCATTAATTTCAAACTTGACTTGTCCATGTCTTATCCGTATGCCTCCAGTTTCCCAGTCAGGCAAGAATATACCCTTAGTAACTTCCCCGGTTTCCTTGTCCTTGAAAGATACCCACTTCGCACCCGGATGATTACCTATATTGATATAGATACGGTAAGTATTATCAGGATTATACCTGTCTTTCCTCGGTTTCAACACTTCCATCGAATACCTCCTTAGCCTCTTCTGCCATGATAACCTTCTGCTCAAATTCAGCATTCGCCTTTAAATCTTCTTCAGGTGGCGTAGTGTTCATTGCTTTATTCAAATCTTTCATCTGACCTTCCATCCACTTCATATAATTTTCGGCTTCTTTCTGCGCTTCATTAATATCTGTGAACACAGCCATAGGCTTGATAAGGTTCGCTTCGGTAAGCACCTTCATACCGTCAAAGAACTCCTTGTTGGTGGAAGTAGTTTCCCCGAACATTTCATTCTCTTTGTCTTTGATGGATTTCTTGAAGTCCACCATATACTTCAACCACGCATAGAGAGATGTTTCATGTGCCACACCGTCCAATCCCACAGCGTACGGGGTAGTGAACACCCGATAGCCAGTGTAGTTGGAAAACATTATACCAGTCTTATATATTTCAATATAAAAGCTACCAAACTCCTCCTTTTCCAACAAGTCTTTCTCTGATAATTCTAACATAATGATGTATTTAGTTTATAATAATTATGGTTCCCTTCTCTTCTTCTTGAAACAATGTTCATTTTAAATGCTTTCCCTGCAATTAACATTGCATTCCTATCCATACAAGGTAAAACTCTACAAATATTTTTAATTAATTCAGAGTTGCTTAATTCATAAGAATCACCAAAAGCAGATTTTATTATATTTACCGTTCTACCATATACATCCTTGCAATTATAAATTGGCGTTGAAACTGCTTTTTCTACATCCCATCCTTTAGTTATTATCCTTTGGTATAATAATTTACTTTTAATTCCAGTAATATCAGACAACTCCAATATGCTAATGCTTCTTCCATTATACGTTACATACCTTGAGCTGGTCTTATTCAGTTGCTGCTGGTGCATTGTAACCCACCTGCAATTTGCTGGCTCATAATTACCGTTTGAATCAATTCTATCTATTGTAAGTTTCTCGTTATACCCATTGGATATTGCCCATTCTTTGAAATTATTATAATCAAGCCAATCTTGAAAAATAGACACGCCTTTCCCACCATACCATTTCCAAGCTCTTGATTTTTTATTTAAGCATCTGTCCTTCATCAAAGACCATATACGGTACAATCTATTAGCACCGCCAATACTATCTCCGTGAGTTATCTTTGGGTCATTTGGATTATTATGTTTTAAACACCCACAAGACTTTGTGTGCCCATCTATCAAATGCTGCCTTGTTGTTCTTATTTCTTTCCCACAGTCGCATTTGCATATCCAAAACCTTGCACTTCTTTTCCTGCCATCTTCTCTTATGGCTGTTAATCTACCAAATTTAATTCCAGTTATGTCTAATCCGTACTTGTGTTTAACTTCTGCCATAATTATGAATATTATTGTTATACAATCTCAAACGAGCCGAAGTTTTCTCTCTCCAACACATCACTTTCTTTGATGATGAATTCAAATCCTTGTTGTTCCTTGTTATTTGCCATACCTTATTCCTCCGTTTTAGCCTTTCTACCTCTCTTCGGTCTGAACGCTGTCTTAGCGTCCTCCACCTCGATAACACACTCTCCTTCGTCCTCAATTGTCGCGACCGCCTCATTCTCCTTCAACACTTCCTCAACAACCGGATTAGCCGTTTCCTCCGCTTCTTCCACAACAGACTTCCCGAACCTAGGTTTCTCCTGGTTCATGTTCAGCTTCTGCATATCCATGGCGTACTGCAACTGGTACACCTTGAACTTCTCATCGTCCGAATCAATGATGTCATCCGCTGCATCAGCATAGTGCATGGCGATAGTTCGTCTGTTTGCTTTCATAGCCATTCCCAACGCCTCTTCATCCACGTACATATACGGATGGATGGAGATAAGACCATCAATGGGAGAAAGCCGCCCGAATGTCTTCTTGTACTGGATAAGTCCGTCAGCCCTTTGTTCAACAATGGCATAGGCATTCATAAGGTTTTTCTTCTTGATAAGGGCGATAGCCAATATCCAAGTAAGCCCCAGTTCGGGATTGAACTTCTTGGGCAAATCCTTGCACTTCGCAAAGGATAATGCTTCCGATAAGGTTTCTGTTTCTAAAAACATAGCAATATAGAATTTAATTGTTATTCGTTAGGAAAAGTTTCGTCATATCCGAAGGAATGCCCATATACGTTCTTGAACGTAAATGTCACTTCCTTGTATTTCTGTCCGTAAAGAGTGTCGCTTTTAGGTTCTGTGGATCCTGAAAGGTACATAAGGACCTTTCTCTTCCTCGCTGTATCACGGTAGGCAATCTTAGAACCGGTAATGAAAGTCATAAAGTCATGGTAAGACTTATCATCCTTGGTATCATCCTCCAAGAATATCAATGTCAGTTTTATAGTTGTCTGCTTGTGTGCCGGTGTGCTGGAAATATACACCTCCGCCTTACTTGTCTCAGCAAAATCCTCTGCATACATATTTGTAGGCTCTCCATACGAATTAAGACCTGTACATTCTTTATACCTTAAACCTGGGAAATCTATTTCCAAGTCTTTCCAACCGGCACCAAGCTCGCCATAATGCATCATATAAAACTTGTATTCATTCATATTATTATATTATAATACACGCAAATATAATAAATTAAATTCATATATTAAAGCTTTACTTTAATATTTATCACTGTGATATATTTAAATCCGTTTTAATATTGAGCTTTTAATCTTAAAAGTAAAAGAATACTTGAAATATACCTTGCATTGCATAGTACTACCTCATTGCATATTAGACATACCCTATATAAATAAAGGAAAAATGTCTAATCCAAAACCTATAAAAAAGAAAGTAACATAAAGAAAAAAGTGAGCGACAGCGAACACCGCTCTCCCTTTTATTATGAATATAATGAAAGGGGTTCATACACATACTGCATAGAGAAGCATCAACGTAAAACAATAACTCATATAATATAATAATATTATGTTACAGTTTGTGCATCTTGATTTGGATAAAATATTCAAACAATTAGAAAGAGAGAAAAAATCAGAAAAAAAATAAAAAAAATGAGAGAGAGGACGGATGTTTACGGTTGCACTGGTGTACGGGGGGGAGGGGTATAGCGCGTTCATGGTTGTACTGCCTGTGTTGTACTACAACGGTTTACAACGCTCGTTTGCTTCGTTGCATATGGCTTCAATATGCGCGATATAGACGAATAAAGGTAAACACGATACATTGTGAAGATGAAAATATAACGCCATATAGAAGCGTTATATTGGCTTATAAACGTATGTTATGAAGCATGTATTTATTTATAATTACTTACAAAATATCATGCGTTTTATTTGGTATTTTAATAAAAAAGCGTTATCTTCGCAATGTGAAAGGGAAGAAAGGTGATATATTCAAGTCCTATCCTTTCACAGGGGCAAACGTTAACGCCTCAAAGCGTGCTGTTAAATGTTGGAAATAAGAAAAGAGAGCCTTAACACGGCAATGTTAAGACTCTCGTAAGTTGGAATACTTAAAGTAAGTACTCTCCAATCCGGAGGCAAAAATACTTCTTTAACTTCTTACTTGCAAATATTCTCCCATTTAATTTTCTTGGTTTACTGGTATTGCGATAACATTCAGTTCTTGAGTGTATAGGCTGTATCTGATATTAGTAGGCTATTAATCACGCTGTAAGGTTGAATTATTAACAATTAAAATATAGCATTATGAAAGCAATGAATTTCTACACCGCAAACGGTTGGGCTGGTTCAAACTACGACAGCAAGTTATCAACTAAAGAAATAGCCGCAAATGTTCGGGCGTATGCAAAGAAGAATTTCCCGGGTTTTAAATTCTCTGTTCGCTCTGAGTGGAGTATGTACGCGGATTCTCTGCATATTGAATTAAAAGAAGGTATTTGCATTCCTTTTGTTGAAGGATCAAGAAGCGCGGAACGTGGTTATATGTCCACAATGTCAACCGTAAAGGGCTGGGAAAATGAGTTAACGCCGGAAATGTTTAAAGTGTTGGACGCTGTTACGACTTATGCAAGTTCTTTCCGTTATGATGATTCGGACGGGATGCAAGATTATTACGATACTAATTTTTATTTGAGTATAAAAATAGGAAGCGGATACCAGTTAACAGAACCGAAAGCGAAGAAAAGCAGCGTTAAGGCTGAAAAGGTTGAGGAAGTTGAATCCGTGGCGGTTGAAGGTTTGGAAGTGGTGGATTATTCCGATAAAGCTATTGCGGTGTTTGGCGATACAAAAGCTATCAAAGAGCAATTAAAGGAATTGGGCGGATGCTTTAACCCTTCTTTAAATTACAACGGTGAAAAGCGTGCCGGATGGATATTCAGTAAGAAGCAGGCGGATAAGGTGCGGGAATTGCTCGCACCTGCAAAGAACGAAGAAGAAGCGGGCGAAATCGTTCCGGAATGTGTGGAAGAGCTTCCCGCGCCTCCTGAAGTGATATATATCGAAATTCCTACAGATGAAGCCAGCGCGAAAGATAATGAATTTAAAGAGCTCCAACGGCTTGCAAAAAGGTTTTTAAACGCTGCCGACGAATTGCATGAAAAAGTATCAAACTACATAGACGGAAGCAACGACGCGGAAGATGAAGAAGCTTATAATACTATAAAAGAATTAGAAGCGGATTTTTTGAAATTGTATAATAACTATTATAACGACAATATAACGCCGGGATTAAATTACGAAGTAGCGGAAAGCGTTACACCGTCAAGGACAAACCGTTAAATCTTGGATATTACGGCATATTAGATAAATTGGACAACTGTATAATAGAATGCTATCCGACTAAGGAAGAAGCCGAAAAAGAGGCGGAAATACTTAACAGGTTTACGGATGGTAACGGACGATTAAAGACGGTCATTTAATTAGCTGAATATGGTTTTGTTGGTTTTGTTATTCGGTGCTGTGATATTCATTTCCGGCACCGACATGGATAAGCTACGCGAATTTATAAACAAAAGTGATGAATCAGATAAATAATAATAATATGAATAGCGAAACGATTATAATGCTTAAAAGGGAGTTACAAGCGTATTATAACAATGCGAGTAAAGGCGGTGCATACAGGCGTAGAAACATGCTACTACTACGTTGGGACATCCGAAAGATAGAGAGAGCAAACGAAAGTAATAATAACAATTAAAGTAATAATGATATGAGAACGATAACAGTACATTTCAGAGACAAAAAGGGCGTTACCAATGAATTAACCACCAGTATTAACGGAACGCCGGAAGAGATAAGCGCGTACTACCTGGGTAAGTGGTTCAACTTCCCGGACTATGAAGACCGTAACGGCATGGACGTATATACAGACCACTATTATAGAGGTGTAGCGGTTGATTTTTTGAACTAACAAAACAAGGAGGACAAAGATATGACACATGAACAATTTATAACGGAACTTTCAACGGCTAACCAAGCGTTTGAGGACTGCAAAGAAGGGCTAAAGAGGCTATTTAAGGCGGTAAGCCTCGAACATGAGGTTGAGATAGAGGAAGCGGCAAAAGCACTTTTCAACGCTGCGAAGGTGTTGGAAATATCAGCCCGTAAGATAGCGGAGAACCCAAACGCCTAAGACCTTATCCCCTTTGCATAGATGCACGAAAGATGATAGCGAAAATCATTAGGGGAACGAATAAATAACAACTTAAAAATAAAATAATATGAATATTATAACGGATAGAACAAAAGTCCCGGCAAAGTTACATTACAAAGTAAGCAACAACAGCGGGACAATATACAAGGAGTTTGGAAAGAGCCAGCAAGCCGCATACGACTTTGCAGCCTCAATGAATGAAACGGCAATAATACGCGGGTATTTTGTTTTTAAAAAGTACGGAGAATGGCAAACCAACACCGTTTTTATAGACCATATTTTCAAATAGAACCAATTACAAGCCGTGATAAATGGACTACCCGAAAGGGCTGCAAGGTCGGAGCTTGCCACGGCTGCTATTATAAACCAATAAAATTAAAAATCATGAAACAAGAAGAATTAAACAACATTTTGCGCAACTTGTTAGTTGCCGGAAATATTGTAACCGTACCATTTGAACAAATGAGAGAGATACGCAAGGAGTTGAACCGATTTGTAAAGCCTATACAAATAGAGGTTATTAAAAGCTCCTTTGAAACGGTTTCATTTAGAGAATTAAGAAAATGAAAGAAATATATTGCCACAATTAGCATAGATACATTGTTGGGGCTTTTGCCAACATATCATCTTATGACACCCCGGCAGTAATACGGCTGCCGGGTAGGCGATAGGTAAGAATGAACGAATAAATTTAATTAAGGAGGAAATAATATGTTCATGATTTGCGTCTTGATTTGGTTAGCTGTTGGAGTAAGTAAGGAGCTGACTGGAAATAACGGTTTTTAAACCGAATTATCCGCCAAAGGTTGAAAGCCTTGCAAGTGGTGCAAGTTCCACGGGCGGAACTATTTACTAACTTAAAAACAAAAAGATTATGGAAAAGAATTATTTCATTCAGATTAACGAGAAAGGACGAACTATAATGCTTCAACCATGCAACGCATTCGAAGCTATAAGGTTGCTAAACTTCTACAGCGATGGGATAAACCTGCTTAAAGAAACACAAGAAGTTACAAGCGTAGAACTGTATAAGATTGGCGAACCATTGCCGAAACGAATTTTAATCTAAGGAATAATTTATGAAAGTAGTAGAATATGGTCGTATATCCACCGACAAACAAACATTGGAGCAGCAAAACAGAACCGTCCAAGAATGGTTGAAAAGAAACGGTTTAAAATCTGACATTGTGATAACGGAAGAAGGAATATCTGGCGGTGTAACCTATAAGAAACGGAAATTAGGCACTGATGTACTTCCGTTGCTGGAGACTGGAGATATGCTAATAGTAGCCGAAATTTCTCGTTTAGGACGATCTATGAGCGATTTAAACAAACTCATCAATGATGAACTAAAACCGCGTAAAATACGTCTTGTAATCGTCCAAATGGGCATTGATTTGAATTGTGGCATGATAAAAGCGATGGACGAAATGATTTTGTTTGCCTTTTCTTTTGCTGCCCAACTGGAAAAAGAACTTATACAGGAACGAACTAAATCAGCATTGGAAGTAAAGAAAAAACAAATTGAGGAAAACGGTTATTTTATTTCCAAAGCTGGAAACAAATGCACCTCTTTAGGTGGAACAACCACCGGACAGGCGAAAGGCGGTAAGGTGAACGGGGAAAAAAGAAGAAAGGAAGCGATGAACGATGAAAAGAACAATATGATAGCCGCCATGTTGGAGGGGTGCAATACTCCGCAAGATATTGACAAGGTAGTTGAACGATTGAACGCAAGAGGCATTCGCACACATAGTGGCTTAGAATTTACCCGAAATCGCTTAACCGCGCTCAGAACGAAAATAAACAGGCGTGCGGAATACGCACAAAGCGTATTATCTGAATGAATGTTTAAAAACATGCCTTCTTTATTAATGTAATATTTTGCATTGTCAAGATAAACATTTATATTTGTAGTATCAAAATAACACAATAGAACCGGCGGCAACGGATAAGCGGCATTAAGATTATGACAGCAAGAAAAATTAACATGATACGAAAAAACACGTATTTATCAGGTCAAACATTTGATGATATTTTGTCTTATGTTGAGAAAGTGATTAATGTTAACAATTACACTGCTAAGCAAATAGCCGAAATAATGGAGATATGCAAGACGCAAAACGAGATGGGGTTTAATAAGGCAGGGAAAGAATTTGGAATTTGGTGATCATCATCCCGGCACCGTGTGGACTGGCGGAGCAACACCGCCACCGGGAACTATTATAAACTAATAAAAAAAGAAAGCAATGAGAACGTATTTTGCGAACTTTAAAGCCAATAACGGCACGAGTCTTATGGAACCGATTACAGGTACTAACAAATCGGTGTTAATAAAAGATATTAGGCATATTGCGGAGGCTAACCGCTTTGCCGGAAATGAATGTAGTTGGTCCGTGTTCATCAAAGAGGGTGACAACTATATAAGCATCGCCCGTGGAGGTATGTGGCCGGATGGTTCCAGATGGCGGGACAATACGCCTGAGATACTATAATTTGGTAACTATAAACAAAAATAGGGCAGCGAAAAAATCGCTACCCTAAATGTTGAATTGTGATTTAAGTCACAATGACATTTTTAATGTCGTTTCAATCCACGCCCGAAGGCGACTAATATCATTTCTGATATGCGGTGCAAAGGTACGTGTTTTTGAATTAAGAAACAAGCAATTTTCAATGTTATAAAATATAAGATTATGAACTCATACAATATCTACGAAGAGAATCATTATGAAACTGTACTTTATCACGCAATTGCGCGTGACGAAGATCATGTAAGAGAGCTGGCAGAAGAAGCGGGCATTAATCTTGAAGGGTTGACCATCGACTTGGAGCGTTCTAACGTTAAGGACCAGATGGGGAGGCCATACAGCGCAATGATTGAAGATGCAGTTGTAAGATGATGAATGAGAGAGAACGAATCGGTAAGCGTATTGCCGAGCTCAGAAAGCAAAAGGGATTGTCCCAAGCGAGATTGGCAGAGCTGGTCAGTATAAACCAGGGTCACATAGCACGAATAGAACTTGGTAAATATAGTACAGGTATAGATATCCTTGCAAAGATAGGGTATGCACTAGGTTGCAGGATTGATTTTATAGAAAACTAAAAAA